GATGGCAACGGCATTACAGGCGAATTTGCGAGCATCCTCTTCTGGAACTTTAAGTAATTCTAGTCCAGCTTCCAATGAGGAAACAGTATCTTTATCGAAAGCTCCGGGCCAAATTAAAGCGTAGTCATCTTTGAGAGGACAGAAGCAGGTATCTAGGTGGTAAAAATAAGGATCAGATAATTTAATGTATTGGGTGCTTTCCGTCCAGAGGACTCCCCAATCTGGGTGTGTAACGCATTCGTAATCGCTACGGAACCCGTATCCAAAATAGAGCTTATTCTCGAAATCATGCCGACTAGATTGTTCCTTGAACAAAGCATCGCCAGCGCCTTCAAAATGAAACTCAGGAAAGAATTCCATTGTTTCAAAGCCATTGGCCTCGAACCAAGATTGATAATGTTCTTTTTCGGCTTGTCGCTCAGGATGCTTGAAGTTCGAGAGCATGACTCTATTTCGATCTCGAAATACGAGTCCGGCATTGGCGGTAAAAACCATATCTGGTAAGCCGGGTTGCCCCGGCATGGTCAATACAGTGGCTCCGATTTCATTCAACAATTTGACTAAGCCATGCCATTGACGAACTGCTAATTCTCGATCCGTTGAGGTTTCTTTTGGTTGCATCCACGATTTCTCCCCCATCAACTTTGAGTGAGACGCCTTTATTGCCAACTAATGAAGAGACGCCCCAAGCTGCTTCTGGAAATCTGTTTTCGAGCCATTGTTTGAATCTAATCACTTAGTATCCCTTTGCCAATCTGGTAAAGATTGGAGACAGTTTCTTATTTGATTGTTCTTGTCGAACCAGTTCCATTGCTACATCGTCGAAGTTAACAGCGAAGTTATCCCAGGAAAAATCTGGACGCAGTGACATTTCTTTGTTTTGAACTACGAAGAATTGATTGAGGGGCGAGTTAGAGGACAGCAGACCGACGTGTGCGTGATCGAAGTCATCTAGGATGACAGCCTTTTGATCTGCATAGGTTCCATAGATGTAGAAGTAGCTTGTTTGTGCAACGACTTCTGTGAACATAGCTTTTGCTGCTAAGCATTCTCCTGCTTTAACTTGGTTGACATTGCAAAGTGTTTTTAGATGGCGATTATAAGCTCCGTATTCTCCTCTAGCGGAGAATGGATGTTGTCCATAGTAGTGAGCGATAACATCATGAACGCCACGTTGTTTTACGTTATCGTCATTTGAGAATACTGGGTGTCCTGCTTGTTGGTCGCCATCCATTGCTGGTGGTTCTGCGTAGACAGGGATCACTGGTTTTCGGACACCCATTGATTTTTGTTTGTTGATATCTTGAGTCATAGCTTTCATGCTATGATAAGGATCAGCCTGTGACGGATTCATCTGAAACTTTGAGGAAAGAAATTCTTGTTGACGGCTTATTTTTCTTCCTAGCTCTTGAAACGCTGGCACGGCTTCTGGTTGTTGAGTTGGTGCTAATTTGTATTTAGCGGCAACCAGTCTTTGAAAAAGACTTCCTTTGAAGTCTCCTTTTAGAGCAAGAGTTTCATCTAGGTTTAGCCATTCTGAGAATTTCATTTTGCCTCTTTCACATTTTTATTTTTATGTAGCCATTCCAAGAACAGCTTTCTACTTTTTCTTGTTGACACTTATGTATTTAGCCATCTGGCAATTATCTTTATGTGATGATAAATAACATCATGAGAACAACAATTGAACCTAAATTCTTCCACTTCATTCCTGAAGAACTGGAGGACGGCATCTTGTACATATCGTTGGAGTACGGTGCTGCCCTTCACAAGTGCTGCTGTGGCTGCGGCGAGACTGTTTCTACGCCAATTGATCCCAATCCACCACATAATGGTTGGACGCTTACAAACGACTCTGGGAGGGTTTCTTTGAGTCCATCTATTGGCAACTTCCAATTGCCGTGCAAGACGCATTATTTCATTCGAGAAAACCGAGTTGTGTGGTGCTAATGAAAGAAGAAGAAACGATTGATCGAATAAGTTACATCGTAATAAGTTGGGTCGCAAACAAGTATTTTGGTCATCCATTGCTGCCTAAAGTTGGTGTTGAAGACATGATACGGATGAGATCGCCAAGTGTTCCCATTCGGCTTCTGATCTGTCCGATGACTTGATCTTGGACTTCTTGTCGCAACTCTTTGAACTCGCCAAGTCCATTGAGAACATTGATTAACTGCTCTGGTTCCCAGGCGTCAAGACCTTGGGATAAACCGTGGGTGCGATCAAGGTTCAGTTTACCAAGAAGGACATTCTTGTAGAAGTCATAACCTTTGTTTTCCATTTCTGTAAGCCAAACCTTAAACATCAATTACCGCCTATTTTTATCTTAAACGAATTGTCACGTCGTCACGACTATCCAAATTCGGAATCGGTTTTCCGAATCGGGTCGTTGTTTGAACGGCCATTTCATTCATATTGAGCCAACTTCTAAATGCTCCCATGCCATTTCTTCCCTTGCAGTAATTGAGTCTCTCTCCTATATAAAGACATGAACCGTTTACTTTTCAAGCAATGGATGTTATCCGAAATGGCCGATTTCGGCTTTGACAATGACCAACGAGGCAAGCCGAAAGGCGGCATCGAGGCAATGGATGGGGATACTCTGTTCAAAGCGGTAGACGGTAGCAAAATAATCACAGAACTAGCTAGTTTTCCGGCTCTTGGCCCTAATCGTCCTCTTCAGCGATGGAACGATGTGGTAGAATGGGGAGTCGGTCCTGGAGCAATCCAGGTGGGTGTAACGCCGTTAGGATCAATGCGTGTGGTTGTCCGTAGAATGACAAAAGACCTCTGCGGAGAGGCTACTTGGATATGCACCAAGGTAATACCGCTTGGCGATAACGCAGCAGAAAACAAAGAAACCGCCATTGCTCACGACGTGTACGATACGCTTACGGAAGTTTCCAATGAGATGGTTCCGGGGCCTGCCAAAGAGTATGATGAACTGGAGCGGTTATCGTGGAAACTGTGGGCAGCAACTAAACGTCAACATCCGTCATATTGCATGTTCCCTATTGGGATGCGACAGCAAAATGAAAATTACTACAAGCTCGTGTTTGAATTCCGTGGGCAGGGAGTAAACCGCCAGACCGGAAGTGGCGGTGGTCGTGCGGAACAATTCAACATCGACATGGTTTGGGAACCAAAGCGTGGTTTGATTCGATGTCTAGGCTACGATATTGACTCTTCAACTGGACAACACTCGTGGGAAGTTCAGCCTGCTGAGTTCAACGAATATTATTCGCCTCAACAGAAACACGAAAATATCATCGACAGTATAGTTCAGACCTTCTTGCAGTATTAACAAAGAGGACAATGATGTATACAAAGAAAATCTTGATTGCCGCACTGCTCTTAGTCGGTGCCGGTGCCTTGTATGTGAAATACGGCAAACATAATGATGTGCCGGTAAAACCACCTACTAAGATGACTGATCCTGTCACTCCACCTGTGGCACCGCCAGTCACGCCTCCTCCTGTGGTTCCTCCTGTGGCACCGCCAGAAGTGCTGGCTAATTTCAGCAACTACCAAGAAGCGTTAGCTGCCGCCAAGAAACACAACCGACCAATCTTTTTATATTTCAGTGCAGAGTGGTGCGGCTGGTGCAAAAAGATGAAATCAGAAACGCTTTCTGATGCGGCTGTCAAATATAAGCTAGGCAAGGAATATGTCACTTGCCTTATTGATACCGACAAAGATCGTGCCACGGCCAGAAAATACAAAGTCTCAGGTATCCCTGCCTATATGGTCATTGATACATCTGAGACTGTTGTTGTCCGTGACTCTGGATTCAAGAGTAAGCACGATATGTTGATTTGGTTGCGACCTAAGAATGTATCCCTGCTTGAAGATAAATACTAAGCAGCCTTCTTTTCTTGAAGTTTCTCATACAGAACCTCCTCGGTGGCCTCTAGCAGATCATCGAGGCGGTTCATTGTATAGAAGTCACCTTTGATGCCACGAGTATTATTGACCTTGTAGCCCAATCTGGTCAACTCTTGATACACCTTCTCGTGGGAAGGGTCGGCCATATCGGTCAGACCCAACGCCACAGCCAGCGGGCAAAACTTGCCATCTTCGTAGTTGTATGTGTCCAGAACCATTGGCTCAGGATGCAAGAACACCTTCAGCAACTCTTCTACACTCAATTGTCGTAGGCCATTCTTGAGGCCAATCTTGCGGCCAATCTTGCGATCATCTTCTACACACCACATGCTTTTTCCTTATTGGAGATAGTCAAAATCAGTAATTGATGTCGCCGACTGAATTACGGCGGGTTGTTGTGGTGTTCTATTTTTCAGGGCGTCGAACGACAACAAGTTTCTTTGTTCCATGATATATTGTGGTTTATCTCGTCCTGGCAAACAACGGAAGTTTTCTTCTTTGGCTAATTCCTTTGCCCAATAGAAGCCACGGAACGTAAACCTACCATTCTTTCCGGTAAATAGACACAGTGCATCAATATGTTCAGCTTGTTTCCAATGTGAAAGCGTGAGCCTTCCTGTATGGTATTCAGTGGCCTTGATGTCAATCTTGAGGCCATCATGCACTATATCTCCGAAATCGTCTTTGGCATCTCTTGGACGAATCTCCAATTGCTCACCTGGATAGAGATCGAACATCTTGGCATAAAGTAATTCGCCTTGAAGTCCATTGATTTCCATGAACTTCTCTTTATCAGAGCCACCAGACGCAGCCTGAATCATGTTCACTTTGCCACTAGCCCGTGCAGCTTGAGTTCTTTTCGGCCCCAAGATTTCCGTAGCTTTAATTTCCCGTTCATTCAATGTGTATTCTTGACCAACATCTATTGAATCAAATGGCGTAGAGCCAAAAAACTCAAATGGATATTTGTTGTCGAGCTTACACTGATCGAGGTATTGTTTGTATTGGTTCATATTCACAACATCAATTTTGTTTTTGAAAAATACAATGGTGTATTGTAATAGGTTTTGATTGCGTTTGTAAGTCCGAATGCCGCAAGCGTCTCTTGGTGTTCATCCCATGCTTTCTTCCCATTAGGGAATACGGTGTCTTGTGACACACATGGTCGAGTATGCTCAATGGTTAAGTTGTTGATGACACCAACATTAGACTTCTTTTCATTGGCGACAATGATAGGCCAAACGAAATCAAGTCCCCATGCAGAGTATGACAAAGAAAATGTCCACAAGCAAGAGAACATGCCTCTACGAGAAAATATTGGACACATAGGCTCAATCAAGTTCATGTGTCTAATGAGAATGTTTTTATCGTCAATCGGAGCCAAGGGCGGGTGATTGAGATGGCCTGTAATAGACGGTTGGCATAAGTCCAAACTATAATGTTTGGCAATATCAAACATCCTGTTGATGTCATTGACTTTTATTTTGAGATCAGGATCAGGACACATCACATAGTCGTACTTGCCTAAAGACCTAAAGTGATTTCCATAGAGCTTTACCAGGGTGCGAAACTTGTGTTCTTTGATTTCAAAATACAACTCTGGATTGCGATCCCGGAAAAAACCGGGATCGCCCCAATTGTTCACAAGAATGTCGTAATTCCTACCCTGACCAAACCATAAGTCTGCGTACTCGCAGTTGGTTCTACTGAGGGGAAGATAGACTAAATTCATACGACGCTCCTGAACTCCGGCATGTTCACTTCCTCAAACTCGTGAGGAAACATCTCTCTGAATCTGCGAACGACTTCATCAGTGATGCACGGCTTGTAAAGGTCAGGATCGAAGTTCATCCTCTTATAGTCTTCTGGCTTCATAACTGCCGCAATATGCGGCGACATTGCAATATAGTACGGACTGATTTTGCCGAAATTAACCCAGCGAAAGAGGTTGTTGTTGATGTGGGACTCCCGGTACTTTTCAAGGTTTGGACTTGCTCCAAAGGTTTTGGCGAAGAACTCTTTAGTTCGCTCAAGTCCTTCGAGGGCTTTGATGACGCCGGGACCAACAGGCTGGGATACTTCGGACGGCTTCGCAGAGATGGAATCATATTTTCTTTTCCATAATTTCCACCGCTTCCAGGCTTTATCTCCCACCAAACAATTGGCGTCGATGAGAGGGTGGCCCTTGCCGGTAATGATATGTCGGAGGACATCAAGCTGCGCCCGGATATACAAAGGGTAGTCTTTTTCTTCGAGTACGCCCTGTGTCTCACGAACCAGCTTGTAGCACACTTTGAATATCAGCGACTTTCGAGGGTCGCCCTTCTTCATTGTCGTGTGCTGATATTCAGGGAATACTTTACGACTTCTATCGAGCCAGAGCAAGCACAATTTATACGCTTTGCCTTCAAGCTCATCCATTTCGTAGTCAATAATTGCTTCGAGTCGCACGTCGTTGCTCTCCGAGAATAAGTCTTCTTTTTTGTTTTCAGCCATTTTACCTCGTTCCTTTTTTTCAGTCGAGTGCAATTATTTATCTAAATCGGACTTGATCTGCGGAATCTCAAAATATATCATTCTCTTTGTCGATGCCCTTGTTGCAGGGATTCGACGATCAACAAAACCAGGGACGCCTCATTCGAGATTTCCCGCATATTGAAAGACAATCCTTTGAAAATTCGCATCAGACATGATGAAGCTGCGCATGTGCCAATTTCATCTTTATTTAATCCATATCCTTGGATTATCCAAGCGATTCGCAAACGACTTCAGTTAGACCAAATCGACTTTTTGGCAAATTCTTGCCCCGGTTCAGGAAAAACTGGATTTGGAGTTTTGGCAGGTGCGCAAGACCTAAACGCTAAAATTGTAGACTACATTCTAGTAGTCTCGCCATCTGCCACTGTGAATGACCAGTGGATTAAGAAGTTCAAAAAATTCGCCAATATCCCAATTATTGGGACGGAAAAAAATCCTTGGCGACCTGACACCCGTACTGGAAAATTCCAAATTCCTGATGGGTTCCGTGGTGCTGTTCTTACCTATAGCGCCTTAGCATCGAATGCGGAAGAAGTTCGAGAGTTCATTGAAAACCATAATGTCTTAGTCATTTTCGATGAAGTACATCATCTTGGCGAAGACCTCACATGGGGCAAAAAAGCACGAGAGGCTTTCGATAAAGCGAAACGGCGACTGCTTCTAACCGGCACTGCTTTCCGTGGTGATGATGTAGAAATCCCGTTTGTGCAATATGTACTCAATGCTGAAGGATATAAGGTCTGCAAGACAGATTTCGACTACACATATCGTGAAGCTGTTCGAGATAAGATTTGTCGAGCTATGGCCTTTCCTGACTTCACTGGCAGAGGGAAGTACAAATACGATGGTAAAGTGTATGACTACAACTACAAAGATGAAGTTGGAGATCAACAAGCTCGAAGACGATTGAGAGCATCACTGGCGGCAAGTGAAAACTTTATCAAGACCATGATTGAGGATGCAAACGACCGACTCACATTCGTTCGGAAAACTCAACCTGATGCCGCTGGGTTGGTCGTGGCAATGAACATCAAGCACGCCAGGGATATTATTTCCATCCTCGAAGACCTGGGCGAAAGCCCTATTTTAGTCGTGTCTACAGACCCCAGCGGGAGTATAGACAAAAAATCGAAAGCCGCCTTGGACGCATTCGCCGAATCCAACAGCAGATGGGTTGTGTCGGTAAATATGGTCACAGAAGGCGTGGATATTCCCCGTTTTCGAGTTGGTGTATACGCCAGCAACGTCACTGCATGGTTGCGATTTCTTCAGATCATTGGGCGGTTTGGTCGCCACCAACAGGATATTCCTTATGAAAACGAGATGTCCTGGATTTATATCCCCAAAGACCCAATCCTCTATGAATATGCTAATTCCATTTTGGAAGACGTGGAAGTAGCTCTGGAGGAACGAAAGAAGCAAACTGAACCCGGTTTGGAAGACATGCCCGGTCCAGAAAAGAAGAAACTCGAAACACTCGAAGCAAATGGAGAGCATGACGAGACAACGGTTGCTTCTATCAAGAACAACGGTGAAGCAGGCATGGATAAGTTCACCGCTGACGAAATCAGCCGTGCCAAGGATATTATCGTCCAACTCAATTTGCCAACAACACCAGAAAAGTTGGCAGCGGCAATGAGAGTCAATTCAAACGGCACCAATACGGTGATTCTGAGTGGTAAATTATCGAAAGATGACCTACCAGATGCTTACCGATGTGATAAACTAAGGAAAGACTGCGGCAAAAAGGTCCGACAACTTGTCATTGCCAGAAATGGCGATACCAACAACTTCGATGACTGGAAAAAGTGGACCAGTAGAATTGAGTTGGAATGGCAAGGTAAAGGTAAAGGATACCCGGACGTTAAGAATTCAAGTGTGGCAGACTTGGAGGCCAAATTGAAATGGCTCCAAGGGGAACTACGAGCAACCAAAAAAGACGAGTGAACCAATGACTGCCAATCTAGTTCGTAATGGTCAGATCATCAACTCCCTGGCGCAAGCAGTTGCGTCAGGGAGTTCTGGTTTGAATGCAATCCCTGCCCTCATCAAAAGGGTAATCGAAGATGGCATGTATCGACACTTTATTGTCGATATGGTCCACAAAGAAATTCAATTCGACAGCTTTGAGGAATTTGTAAATACTCGTGCGCCAATTGGATTAGAAACTGATATTCCTACGCTTCAAAAACTATGCAAAGCGAGCAAACACGACGACAGAGAATTGCGTGAAATAGAACTTCTAATCATCAATGAAGTAAGAAATCCGCATGGTGGTCGTTATAACCTAACTGGCAAAAACCAACATTCAGACGCACGAGTAGACGAGGCAATCGAAAAACTCAGCGATGACTCTTTACAACCAAAAGAAAACGAGGTCGAGTTTGATAATATAATACTCGACCACAATGTTGTACATCCCACTATAGAGCCTGCCCCTCTCAAGCCAAAGAAAAAACCTGCACCTACTGGAACGACCAAAGAATACGCAATGAAGCGACTCCAGGCCGATCATCCAGAATTGCTGGAAGATGTGTTGGCTGGGAAGAAATCGGCAAACACGGCGATGGTGGAAGCAGGTGTTCGCAAGCGGTACATAAATGTGCGAGCGGACGATCCAAAAATTGCTGCCAAAACAATCATCAAATATTGTGGAACTGAGACGACAAAGGCTTTAATTGAAGAACTCACAAAACTTTTGGATCAATAAAATAAGCCCGGAATTTCCGGGCTTATTTTTTGCGCTTTCGATATTTTCGGACACCATCAAGAATGAGTTTTGTGTCAGACAAGTTAAGCGAATCATCTTCTTTCAACAATTTATGAAATGTTTCATGACATTCTGAACAAAGTGGTATCAAATCCTTGAGCCATTCCCGCCCTAAACGATCATATGTCGTGTGGTGCAGTTGATAGTTCGGATCACCACAACAAAGACACTTCTGAGGCCGCTTGCTGGCCCGGTACGCTGCTTTCTTTTTTCGCCATAGGTCTGAGTCAAGATAAGCCGCATAGCTCTTAAAACCGATCCTACGCAGCTTCTCACTGAAACTAATCCAATTATTCTTCTTACGAATACTCATATCTCAATTTAGTAAATTGCCTACTAAATAAATCCATGAACTTTAGAGAATGGCTCTTGAACGAAGGGCAAAACATTAGATTTGGTGACTGGTCTAAAGATGGGACAATAATCGTCTACATTGACAGCACCCGGTACGTTTTTGTGACCGATGCTCTTTACCACCGCCAACTTCAAAAATTGGCATGCTTTAAGCCTTGGACTGCCTTAAACAAGATCAAAGAGATGGTAAAAAATAAGGCGGCGACCCAAATAGAGCCACCGCCTCAAGAGAGATTGCCTCAAGAAAAACCGCCAGTTCATGGCACGTTATTTTAATTCTTTGATGATTCTTGCAGCTAAGTCCGAACCAGATGTAACTGCGCCTTCCATGTATCCAATGAACTTATAGCATGTATGCTCGCCTGCGAAATGCAGATTTCCAATGCCCTGTCTCAAAATTGGACCGAGCTTTGTGATCTCCCCAGGTGCCGGGAAAGAATATCCACACTTCGTCCAGCGATCAGTTATCCAATTGACCAGTTCACTGCGAACAATAGACTGGTTGATATTTGGATAAAACTCCTCCAACTCATCAAGCAATTCCTTTTCGGCATTTACTGATTTTGCAGAATCGCCGCCGCTGAATATCACAATGGCAGAATAATCAACTTGGATTTGACCTTCTGTGCCGTTCCATGTTTCGTTGATTTTCCTGTCGCCCTTGGCGTTTTGCGACACGTTCTTGTCGATCCAATATTTGCTTTCGACTGCCGAAAGATGCTTGATATTCATGCCCATCTGAGGAGCAAAACCATCAGGCAATTCCGGTGTGAAACGAATAGTAGACCACAATGAAGGTGGAATTGCCAATACAACAATATCGGCCTCATGCTTTATGCCATGAGCGTCTACAACAACCACATTCGGCTCAGTGATGATCTGCGTTACCGGGCAATTCAAAGTCAATCTAGTGCCTAGTTTTTGAGCAAACTTCAATGCGAACTGTTGGTTGCCACCCTTGGTGCGGTAGCTTTCGGTATCACTCCAGAATTTATCGAGGCCACCGCCTCGAATCAAAACTAGGTTGCCCAAAAGACTTTGCTTATCAGAGGTCACGCCGTTGTCACTCGATACCTGAATATCGAACAGATATTTGGCTATTGCCGAAGCATCTTGAGTGTAAATCCATTCTCGCATCGAAATCTGATCCAGATATTCGGCTCGTGGAGACAACCAAGGTTGGTTAGCATCAATATCAACAGCCATTTCCGACAACGCATTTTGCATTTTGGATATTTCTGTTTTGATATTTCCGTATTCTACCTGCGACAATTTTTGTTGCTTCAGGATGATCGGTGTTTCAGCGTCATTATCTTCGGCTTCCAAAAATTCGAGGCCGAACTCAAGAGCGTATCCGATCAAGCAATAGTGGTTTGAGCCGATAAGCTCCCCACCAAATTCGACGTTCATGCCAGAGATGAAATCGTCTTTGCTGTATACTCGGACACCAACTCGGTTGCGAGCTTCCAGAACTTGAACGGTATGACCAGCGGTCATTAGCTCGTATGCACAAGCAAGGCCGGAGAATCCTGCTCCGATTACAATTATTTTCATGGAATCCTTCCATAGTAAAAGAAATACCCATACTGGTACTACCGTATTTATGCGCTACAACCAAACTAAAAGAAAAAACCTGGGATCAAATGGACGGAAGCGGTAAAAATACGTTCTATCTGGCTTGATCGAAACGAATTTCGTGTCTAGGATATTGACGCTCGGTGAAATAAGTGCATCCAAATAGCCGAGTGAAAACCTTCAATAAGGCATACAGGTCATCGCTGCTGGGATAGAAATATTCCTTCAGATTTCGGACAGCCTTTGATGCTACAGCCCCAATACCCCGGATTGGTTCGAGGGCCTGATTTACTGGATAGGGTTTCTTCCTCAAAAGAGGTCTTAGGTGGCAATGGGCCGACGTGTAGCGGCTAGTCGGAGAGTAATCTCCGAGGATTGAATAAGAGCTAGGATTCAACACCCACCAACGGCGTGCCTCGTCGCTCAGATAAACGAGGTTGGGATAAATCACAAAGAAACCGATATAATCCGCTGAACCTATAATCGCTCCAACGGAAGTTGGGTGTAAATCAGAAAGAGCTTTAGAGCTAACTTATTGTTGGGATTACAGCCGAAATTTTCGGCTATTGTATAAGTGACTAATTACAGTTGCTTGTACAATGAATAATCCCAATAATAAGAAGGCTCTTTTAGTTTATAAATAATTATAAGAAGCGTTTGTTGTACACCCAACAAAGAAACAAGAGACAACGAACAGTCTTGCAATCAAAGCGTTTGAGTCTTATACTTAACCAAGAAGGGTGCCTTTCATTGGCACACTGCCAAGGATGTCATAAACCGCATGATTGAGACACATGGACCACTCGCAACTGGCAAAGGCTCTTACCGATACGGTGGGGCCAAATGTGTTTATCTGTTTCCAGCCGGAAGTGCTTGACTTCACGGATCGGGCAGTCGTACCTGAATTGCAAATATTCAGTTCGAGTGGGCAAATCAAAGTTATGCTCACGGACGAAGTTTTGCCGATACTCTTGCCAATGTTGCGGCTGAGTATTTTTGGAAAGAGCAACAAGATTGTCGCTTGGAATTGGAAGAACCTCGTAAGTTTCATTCTGGCCAAGACTGGCAAGACGTATCCCGTCGATGGGGCAATTATTGACTTGAAGATAATCGAAACTTATTGCGGGCGCAAGTTCAATGTTCCGAAGACACTGATCGAGGCAATGAACAGACTGAAAGACCTCATCACCACTGGTATGTGGAAAGAGGTTGAGACGGTTTATCGCAAGGTTCATATACCGCTCATCACTACGGTCATCCCTCATCTCGAAACTGTTGGCATCCTCAATACGCAAATCGGCAATAGGGTCTATGCGTATTACGAAATTAACGGCCAGGAAAATGGTCGTCTGAAATGTTCTGGCGAGTATCAGCAGGGCTATGTCCCGCACGCCATGAAGCCGGAGACACGGCAGGTTCTCAAGCCTCGCTCTGAGAGCGATCTGTTCATGGTTTTTGATTACAAGGGCATGGAAGTCTTCATGCTGGCCTGGATGAGCAAAGACCCGCTATTGCAGGAGTTTTGCCGGGAGCCGGATGTTTATGTTGCCCTTTACGAGAAAATCACCGGCAAGGAATGCGAAGGAAAAAATGATCGTGAAATGGCGAAAAAATTCTTTCTGCCGGTTATATATGGACAGTCGGCTTATTCATTAAGTCAACGCTGCGGTGTCGCCCTGGATGTCGCAGAGATTATTGTAGAACGCATTGACGCTTTGTTTCCGGTTGCTTTGGCCTTCATCGAGGGTTATCAGAAGCAGCTTCAAGAACTCGGATATGCCAAAGACATCTTTGGCAAACGCCGTTCAAGTTTCGAGGAAGGCAAAGAATATTCTGTCAGAAACTTCGCAGTTCAATCACCGGCATCCGTCGTGTGTTTGGAAAAGTTATCCCACCTATATTTCGCACTCAAAGATAAAACCGACCTCGCCTACACCGTCCATGACGGTTACGCTGTGTATGCAACGAAGGAGAACTGGAAAGCCATAGCAAAACTTGGCCGAGATGTTCTTACTGGCGAGTCAGATTTATGCCCCGGTTTACGGCTCAGAGTAACTTGCCGTGCTGGTCGCAACCTTGATGATCTGAAGTTACTCCGCACCTAGAGGACCAATGTTAGACATTTGCATAAATTACAGCATTAACGAAGAAGAGTACCTAGAGCTTGAACATCGTTTCGGTCGCCTCTGTTGGCACGCCGCACACGAACTCAAGAAGAAGAACTCTCGCAACAACTACACCGATGATCCCGAAGACATCAAGCAAGAACTCCAGATGTCTATGCTCAGAGCCGGTAGCTATTACAAGCGACAGATATACATTGAAAAATGTCTTGCCGTGGCAAAGAAACATGCCACCGACGAGCTTATGCAGCATATCATACAAGAGCTAGAGAACTTGTGGGCTAACCGAACTCGACATGGCGCAAACCGCCAGAAGTTCGGGACGTTCCAAGAACAGCTTCTCCAGAAGATCGTTCGGCAAATTGTTCCGAAAGAGGAGAGGCCCAATAAGAAAGAGAACTTGAAGATTGACGCCAAGTTCGCTACTTATTGCAAAGCCATTGTCTGGAATGGGCAGAAAAGCATGGGTAAGAAGATAACTAGAGAGAAAGCAATCCGATCTGGCCAAGTAAGCCTTTCTGAATTCGATTACTTGGGTACGGTATAATCGGTTTATAATACGGAAATGGGAACGGTGTAGTCTGTCGCCGAGGGCATACAACTTGATTGTGTTTTACATAAATATGTTTTGTTTTTTTATATAAAAAATGCCTTAGTAATGCGACACTCCGTTCCTTATTTCTTTTCTCCTGAAGGTTGTCCCGATGGAACCCAAATCAAGACCCAAAATAACCACTGGATATGGCGATGATGGATGGACTTACGCCGGAATCCATAAGCAATGTGCAAAAGATGATTTTGTCATTGACACCCTGGGCGACCTTGATGAACTTAATTGTTGGTTGGGTCGCACTAGAGAGTTGTATCCACAATTCGATGAAGACCTGAAGACGATCCAAGGCAACATTTTTGAGCTTGGTGTATTCGTCGTACAATATCGCCCGCCCTTCACTCTTGAGGATGTTCGCTGGTTGGAGAGCAAGTCTGTAGAACTCGAAAAAGACCTGCCCGACCTCAAGAACTTTATTCTTCCTCACTACCCTTCTGAAGTTCACATTGCACGAGCGGTATGCCGTCGTGTAGAACGTAAGCTATGTTCTTTCATGCGACAAGCAAACCGCATGATGTCAGAACTTCCAATCAATGAATCGGTTGATTCTGAGGGATTCAAATTTATCGTTCCCTACATCAATCGCCTCAGCGATTATCTCTTCATCATGGCCCGCTATTTGTGCTATTCTGCTGGGAAAACAGAAACCATATGGCAAGGCACAAAACTGGAGGCAAGTAAGTGAAGAAAAAGAGTGTCGAAGTAGAAATCAAAAGTTACGTCATCGTTCACGCTCGTAATCCTGATGGAAAAATATTGCTGGTTCTGAAAGATAGACCAGAGTGGCAAAAGGGAAGATTGAATTTGGTTGGCGGCAAAATTGAGCCTGGAGAAACACCCACTCATGCCGCCATGCGTGAATTGAAGGAAGAGTCGGGACTCATTGGCGGTCCAGTGATTCCTAAGTTGTGCGGGGCAATCAAGGGCGTTGATTGCTTAATTTATTGCTTCGCTGTGGATGTATATGACAAAGTAATCAATCCACGAGAAGGCGAAACAGAAAAAGTCGATTGGTATCCTCTGGAAGTGCTTGACGATCCAAGACTTATGCCTAATTTAAGGCTAGTCATTCCGATGTTGCAAATGGGCATCATGGATTGGGTTATCTCTGACCACAAGTCGTCTTTGGGTGTGCCTACTCACGAGGTTATGGTATCCTTGCGTATAAATAAGCCTTTCGTGAATGGGTGAAAATAAAAATGCGAGAATTGACGCCAGACGAGGAAGCAAAGCTCTCAGCGATTACCGATCCACAAGCCAATGCGAAGGTAAAGTTTGCCTGGGACGACACGTTCCAGCGAAAACTGATGGGCATGTTATTGACCGATCAATACATGCTCATTCAGGCAATTGACAAGTTGGAAGCTGGCTATTTCAGCAATGAAGCTCATGTGCTGATCTGCGATATTCTGTTGAAGCACTTTGCCATTCGCAAAGCAATTCCAGAAAAGTGGATCATTGAAAATGAGCTTCGAGAAAAACTCAAAGATCGTGATGCCAGTATTCAACTGCATTACTTGGCAGAACTACATTCTGTATACGACTACTATGTTCCCGGTTTGGAAACACGGGAATATTTAATTGATAAAATAACCTTTTTTGCAAAAGTGCAAGCTGTAAAAAAAGCGTTTGGAAAATCTCTCGAACTGATGGCAGAAGCCCCGGAAGATGAGAAAACCTGGGCCACCGTTTATGAGGAAATGCGAAAAGCAATGCTCATCGACCGGAGCTATGAACCCGGCGTTGAATATTTCATGAACCTGGATGAAATGTTCTTGCGAATGGATCAGGTCTTTGAAGGCAAGGACCGATTCACTTCTGGCTTTGCTCCCATTGATGACGCCCTAACTGGTGGTGGTCTATTCAACGGACAGATCGCTTCCTGGATTGGTTTGCCCGGCACAGGCAAATCTCTGGCGCTCGTCCGGTCAGCCGTACAGAACGTCCTATTGGGCCACAAGGTTCTCTATCTCACGATGGAAATGGACGAGCTTGGAATCATGCAGCGATTCACATCGCAGTTTGCCAAATTGGACATCAATAACCTGCGAGGTGTTAAGGAAGAAGTGTATCGCACCGTGGAAGAGTTCAAGAAGGGATATGATGATCCCAACTTACTACACGTCAAGCAGTTCCCTGGCGGCGAAATGGACGTGAATGGCATTCGTGCCTATATCGCCCAACTTGAATTGCGGAAGTTCAAACCCAACTTGGTCATTATTGACTATGTTGGCGAAATGAAAGACGATCCAAACGTCAAAAAGTACGAGTCTGCATATCGTATTCTCCGTGACCTTCGTGGCTTCGGCGTGAGTCGTGGACACTGCACAATGACTTGTGTGCAGCCTAATGCGACAGCCGCCAAACTGGAACTCGGTCAGTATATTGACGAGTCGAATATCGGTACGTCGTTCGACCAGTTCAAGCCGCTGGACGCCTTCTGGAGTATCAATCAGCAGGTATTGGAGAAGGATGCGGAAGTTGGTCGAGTCTTTGTCATCAAGCACCGCAACGGTCGCTCACGCTTCCCGTTCAAGATTGGATTTGACTATAAGCTGGGAACGCTAGATATGTTCGCTATCTCGAAGGAGAAATATCGAGAGCAAATGAATCTTGTCCAGGAAAAGAAGGCCGAGGAGGTCACGATGGACAATATTAACACCGGCACTCCTCAGCCTGGGAAGAAACTAAGGAGCAAGCGGGGCTTTAAGGGTGACGATCCGGTTGAAGATACCTATGAGGCTTAACTCCAACCGAACTCCAATTTCATGGCGTGGAAACACAGCGTAAATTATGGATTCTGAAACGCAATTTACTTTTTCATGAGGTTCAAATGAATAACGAAGATTTTTTTGCTGCATGGGATGTTCGGATCAACAACTCTATCGAACTTACTGAAGATGAATGTCGATTAGCCGACATTAGAGGCAAGAAGAAATATGATGAGGCTGTTAAGGCGGGCAAGAAGGACAAATATGGTTTCAATGGAAATCCTTTAGCCATTCATTGTCAAGGAGAGCGAGGCGAATTGGCTGCGTCCAAGTTTCTTGGCATCGAGTATGAATTTAGGTGCAATGAATACAAAAATGGTTTGGCCGATTTGGGGGATGACATTGAAGTAAGGACCAAGACATACGACGGAAAAATGATAGTAAGACACGATGACCATGATAATCGAAAATATGTTCATGTGGTTCCTGTGGGAATTTCAGATGCTACTGGTTGTCATCGCAAGTTTCACATCAAAGGTTGGGCATTTGGTCGTGACTGTATGAAGAGGGAATATTTGGGTAGTCCCGATCCAAAAAGACCGCCATGTTATAACATTCCTGATGAGTTGCTTAGGCCAATTGGAGAACTCGTCCAGCATGGCTAAATAGGATATGTTAAAGAAAGTCGCTCTAGTAGCGGGGATCGTCATTATGGCGGTCCTGATAATCGTTCATCTTCCGCACACGGTTATTCAGGAATCCTCTGCTACACAATTTGTTTTGAACGTCCCGTTTAAGGAAGTTCAAAAGTCTATCCGAAAGGGGAATTTTGAACAGGAAACCTTGAAGATCAACAATGCGGAATTGCTACAAAAGCAATGGATAGACAGGAATTTCAATATTCAACGGCCCCTAAAGGCTGACCGATATTGGGAGTTTTCCGGCAGGCTGCTCGCCAAGGTGCGGGTAGATAATCCTCAAGCTGGAAAGATGGATGTGGAATTGGTGGAGGATATTTTTTTCGCCACCAATAGAATTGAAGTGAAGACGCAGCTTGCCAAGCCATTGGCGATAGGCGTCTCTGATATACGTCAGGAAATAGTGATATATCCTTACGGGCAGACAACCAGGGTGGAGTTGAGCAGCAACATAACGCTCAAGCGATTCGTGCCTTGGTTCATGACAGACTACGCTCGCAAGCAGGTGAAATCTGCAACCGAACAGTCTGTCTCGAAAATGGAATCTATTTTGAGGAACTTAAAATGAAATATCGTATTTGCGAAATGATGCTCAATGAGTATGTTAATCACCCAACTGAAGTTAAGATTGACGAAATTGAGGCATCAAGTCAGGAAGAAGCGCAGAAGCTCGCTAATTTACGTTGGCCGAATCGAGGACCGCTGAAGGTTGCTCCAGCGGACAGCTACACAGAAAATAACTGTGTTGATTACATTCGAGAGTAATGGTAAAGTATTCCTAAAGGCGAAACACTATGGCACAAGAAGCACCCATTGAAATTGTTAAAGTAACTGTTCAGGGGCGAGAGATTGTTCTCGACCCTAAGAACATGAAGTACAACGAGAACTCCTTGGGCGATTACATGAACAAGGAATACGGGTGGGTTGACTATCTTGGCAAGCAACTTGAGTACGCTCAAAAAGAAGTTTTGCTCGCTGACATAGAAGCCGACCGATTGCTTGGTTTGCGATACATGGAAGCCAAAGATAATGGACAATCAGAAGGTTATTCAAAAGCCTTTTCTACCTCTAGTGATGATGTGGTTGCGGCAAGGAAGCATTTAGCCGAACGAAAAGAAGTTGTCGGCCATCTCAAGGCTCACTTACGAGCTTTTGACAAGAACCACGAGAACGCTCAGAACCGAGGCCACACGCTTCGTAAAGAGTTGGATAAGCTCAACAGAGACATTTATGTGTCACCTGATGATGCGACTTGCACATTCGAGGAAGCACTGAACAAGGAGGAGTAATGTCAATAATTACCCTTTACCGTTCTTTGACTAATGATTATCGTGTCTACCACTATCTGCGTCCTGATTTGTATGTTGAAGGCGAAGATCAATACGCTGCAATAGGCGAACTGATTCGCAGGCATCCAATGGGTGAAGTCTCTCATGGTCGATCCTACCAAGATTACGAACTATCGTCTTTCTCAAGCCAAGACAGAAGAAGTGCTTTTGTTTTGGGTTTGCGCAGCAGGCAAGAATGGCGTGACCGCAGCGAAATGCTTAGACAGACTTCTCTCGACTTGGCGGGAGAGAGCATCCAAGGTCAATCCGAAGCCGTCGCCGTTTGACATCATTCGACACATCTCTCAAGTCGGCGATCTTGCCGACGAAATGAAGAATCATGGCATTGGCTGTTATAACGCCAAGGCCAAAACATTTCTTCATCTGGTCGGCAAGTCAATGGACTTAAAGAAATGCACTGTGGAAGACCTTGAGTCCGTTCCTGGCATTGGCCCAAAGACCGCCCGATGCTTCTTGATTCACAGTCGCCCAAATCAGCAATACGCTGGTCTTGATACTCACGTTCTGAAATATCTTCGAGACAAGGGACATGAGGTTCCTAAGTCTACTCCCACTGGTAAAAAATACCGTGATTTAGAAACGGTGTTTTTGAAGTATGTGGCTGAGTCCGGTATGACCGTCGCAGATTTTGATTTGATGATTTGGAATGACTACCGGAACAGGAAAGCGGCATGAGTATTATTACTATGACAAATGGCGGCAAGCGTTTGTCGTCTGAAATCATAGAAGAAAGAAATCGTTTGTCATCTAAAGTCAAGGAGTTGAAGCATGTCTCGTGGGATTGAGTGGTGGGATCGTTGGTTTTTAGGAATGGCTGATTACATTTCTACTGCTTCTAAAGACCCTTCAACTAAAGTGGGGGCGGTCATAGTTGATCCACAAAGAAGAGTTGTGTCCACTGGATACAATGGCTTGCCACAAGGCGTCGAAGACACTGATGAGCGATTGAACAATCGTGAAATCAAATACAAGATGATCGTTCACGGCGAGCGTAATGCGTTGTTGTTTGCTGGACGGCCTGTCACGGGCTGCACGCTTTACACGATGCCATTCATGCCATGTGCGACCTGTGCCAGCATGGTTATCCAAGCAGGCATCAGAAGGGTCGTCGCACCATACAGCGATAACCCACGATGGGTAGAAGACTTTAAGCTCACCGAGCAGTTGTTCAGTGAAGCCGGAGTTGAATTGGTTCTTTTACACGGAGACGACAGTGGCAACCAAGCTAACAAAGCCAGTAACTAGAGTTGTTGACATCAAGGACATTAACGACGTTGTAGGGGAGGTTGCCGTCACCATCACTGGCAGCGGCATTGTCTTTTCAAAAGGACGAAGAAAATTTGGTGTGATCCCGTGGGCATCCATTACAAAACTTGTGACCTTGCCCGGCAGTATTCCAGCTAAATTTGCGGGAAATCCAATGGGTTGGCTGACTGAATTGGGCAAATGAAATTATCGTTTACTTTAGGTGGAGGACTTGGGGATTACATCCTCAATTATTTAGGTGATCCGGGCAACCGGCTTGCTTACATTATGATGGCAGTGCCGGACATTGAGTTCAGAGTTTCTGCTCAATGTCCGGCTGGCATTGATTTGGTGAAGCATTCTCCGTACTTCAGATGTCAGCATGTTTATCAAGAAAAGAAGTTCGCTCAGAATCGACTTAAAAACGACATATCCAATATAGCCAATCTTTCTGATTACCTTAAAGTGGTTCCTCCTTTGTGGCTAGATTCAGACGAAGAAGACATTTTGGCGAACGTGGTTGGCCCTTACGGTGTTTTCCATCCATTTGCCTCCTACGGCCCTCGTAATCTCGTTACAGCGTTCAATACGGCTAATATGGTGCAATGGATCGCCGATGCGTCTGGCGTCAATATGGTGGTTCTGGGACAAGAGGACTTTGGATATGAATCATCCAATGTGAGACACATCAAGGGCAGTCCACGTTTGGCAACCAAGCTGGTTGAGAGGTCTGCTTTTTTCGTTGGCAGTCATAGTTCCATGCAGTGTGCTGCCTGGGTTCATGACGTGCCATCATTGTGTATAGGTCCGAGCCACCTATTGTTTCACAATCTTTACTCGCCCAACAATAACGATCTGTATTTGAAGCCCTTGTTCAAAAACAAGAACGTATTCATGATGTACGACCAAGCAGATCGGTTCTCTTATTTCTTAGACTATTTTTTAAGGACGGCCACTTCTCTACGGCCTCAGCGAACCCCCGAAGAATGTCGGAGGAAGATAGCTCTGTCAGGCATGGCTTCTGAATTTCTTTTGACTTCGGACAAGTTGTCATGTTGAAGCATGGGCCGCAGTCCCAATCGCCATTGTCTCTGTGTTTTTGAACCAGGATAAAATCGTAGTATTTGCCATATAGTTTGCCGTCAGTGAAAGCGAATATCCCGATTAAGGGTTTTTGAAGCCCACCTGCGATGTGAAATGTCGCAGTGTCTACCGAGATGACAGCATCGGCCAGTTCGACCATAGAAATCCAGGCTTGTTGATGGATGCTGAATATTTGGTCTACTCCCAAGTTGTCGTATACAACTTGTTTATCGTCATGGATGGTAAACACATAGTAGCCTTGATCTCTTAGTGCCTTGACCACATCACTGATTTGATCGTAGGTCAGGCTTTTGGCTTTGCCTACCATATCGGGAGTGGAAGTTGAAGCAAGCAACACTGCTGGCTTTCCTTCTTTGTTGTATCGCTTGAATGCTTCTCGGCATTGCTCCAATACAATTGGGTCCGGCTTCAGCATCATATTGTGGTTTTTCAAAACCATGCCGCAATGTGCCGCCCAAATATCGCTTCTGTGATCTTGATTTCTATCTCCAAATCGAGATTCGTGAACTCGACAGGCGGTCGATAGGTCGTATATGACTCCATATTCATCCTCATTTACAGAGCCAAGATCGAGTACCTTGGCGAACGGATGGTTTTTAGCCATTTCAATGTATTGCGCAGGGCAGGTAAAGGTGATTTCTGCTCCTGGAAAAGCCTTAGAAAAGTCCTCGAATAACATTCTCTGCATGAGAATGTCACCGTAGCCGCCACTTCGTCTTTTGATGAGGATTTTGTTGCGTCTTTCTTGGTGATCTCGCAGCGACACTGGCTTCTTTGCTTTCTTTTTCACCAACTTGAGCATATATTTTGACCTCGTTCTAAAATTTATCTGTCTGCATTATAGATAATGAGTCCTTGACTGACTCCCTAACTTCAGTCCGTGATAACAACTCAGTTCCGACTGTCTGCATGGAAGTTTGATCTGAGGTCACGAGTGGATAGAGCCAATGCAGGGTCAGGATGCTTTAAGGCACTGATCGGGCGAAATTCAAACAGAGGAAATACCTCGACCAAGGATAAGGGAACCAATTACTCGATAGTATTATTGGTTCCCTTTTTTTTGGTCGAGACTATTATAAACCATGTTAATGAATTTTCCACCTATAGGCCAACCATTGCCTCTATTCGAGTGCATTGAGATAGAAACGACTAACACATGCACTCGAAAGTGTTGGTTTTGTTTACATGGTCAATTGGACAAGCCTCGTCCTCGTGCGGTCATGTCGTGGGATTTGATTAACAAAATAATCAACGAGCTATCTGACTTATCGTATGATGGAGTTTTGTTCTTGTATAGCACAAACGAGCCGTTGTTGGACAAGAGGCTTCCTGAGATCATCGCTTTGTCTAAGCAAAAAATTCCATCGGCCCGGCTTCCCATCACCACCAATGGTGACTTGTTGAATCAAAAGTTGTTGGATGAGCTATTTGCAGCCGGAATGACCAAGTTGAACATTTCTTTATATGATCTCGAATCCGATGCGAATTTGGACAGGTTGGACTTTAAGAATTACCCGGTTTTATTTTGGAAGTATTACGTTGGTCCAGATCATGGAAGAAAATATGAGTTGGAGTTAGACCCGGTTGAATCTTTTGACAATCGTGCCGGAAAAATCATTCAGCTTACTACTAGAAAGTACGAGAATTATGATTGTTGGCGACCATTTCGATTCATGGCGATACGCTTTGATGGCAAAATGAAATTGTGTTCAAAAGATACTGACGCATCTGGCTTGCCAGATCACTGTAGTCTTGAGAACATGACTCTAAGAGAACTATGGCATTCTAAAGAAATGGAAGAATATCGTGCCTTTTTGAGACACGGCAGAACAGCAAAATCGCCATGCAAGGAATGCAGTTATAGGTTTCGCTGCAACCCTCAGCCCCAACAAATAAAATACTTGTAGACGCATATCTACATTTGGATGAAAAAGGAAAAAGGAGAAAAACATGCCAGTTAATTCCATACCAGAAGCAGTTCAATTGCTCGTAGAGATTGAGCGGTATTTGACCACTTTACAATCATCAAGTCTTTCTGAGCAGTCGGCGGCTGGTCCTGCCTCTGATTTTAATACTTTAGTTGGCCTTTTGGCAACCGATCAGTGGCCTGCGGCTGTTCCTCCTGGTCTTATTTGTCAAGACACGGAAAGCGATAAGCTCGATAGGGCAACTTCCATTTTGGAAATAACCGTTGGGCAGGGTTTGACCAACCGTAAGTTGCTTGATTTCGGATGTGGGGAAGGCCATGTTTCTATCAAGGCATCAGAAATTGCTTCTAAGGTTGTGGGATATGATCTAGTTTCATCCGGCAATCAATCATGGGAGTCGGATAGTGACAAGTTGCTTTTGACAACTGATTTCTCCAAAGTTCAAGCAAATGCACCATTTGATTTTGTATTGCTTCACGACGTTCTTGACCACTCAGATTCTCCTGTGGACTTGTTGAAGCAAGTTGCGACTGTCTGTGGACCATTGACGAGGGTGTATGTTCGTTGTCATCCTTTGACATCACGTCATGGCGGGCATCTTTACAATAAGCTGAACAAGGCATGGGCTGGGTTGATTTTCACTCCAAATGAACTAGCAACGATTGGTGTGGGTTCTATCGCAGAACCATATAAGGTAGATGCTCCTCAAAAGGTGTTGTTTCCTGTCAACACTTACAAACAGTGGTTTGCTGCCGCTGGTTTTTCCGTTGTTTCGGAGGATGCAACAGTAGGCGATGTGGAGAGGTTCTTCTCCGATACGCCAGCAGTTCGTGATAGATTGATTTCCATTTTTCAGCCATTTACACGAAATACAGAATTTCCATCTTGGCAGTTATCTCAGCAGTTTAATGATTTCGTTATACGTTTAGGATAACGAATGTACAATGGCTACAAAGTAGTAGTTGCTACGCCCGCTGGCAGACAGAGATTTTTGGAAATCCTTTTGCGGCATTCTTTGTGCAATCGTGACGTGATTGATCGTCACGATTTGTGGCTTAACACAACTGTTCCAAGCGATATTGATTTTATTCACAGGGCAGCAAGAGCTTATCCTGATTATTTCAACATTGTCCATCCCATTGAACCTCTGGCCAACAGGCCAGTGGAGTCAATAGCTCAGTTTTACCGTAATTGCATTGATGAAGACACCATATACATTAAACTTGATGATGATGTTTGCTACATCTGTCCTGACGCACTAAGACACTTGGTTGAGTTTAGGGTGGCGCACCCAGAAGCATTTCTCATTTACCCAATTGTGATTTGCACCGGGATGGAATGGGTATTAGATGTTTTTCGTCCGGTTGCTCGATGGAAGCGATCATTTAAGAATTGCAACTTAGAACATATTCGCCGTCATGTCGAGTTTCTGTCTGACCCTACAGCAGATCGTTATCTTTGTGAGCCATATCTGATACCATCAGACCTTAGTATAAGCATAAACTGCATTAGTTGGATGGGCAAGGACTTCGCATCTTTTGGTGGCAATGTCCCTGCTTGGCCGGTATATGATGAGGATTGGTTGACGCTGACAAAGACAAAAGAAATGGGCAGGCCCAATTACATAAATGGCTCTAGCGTCATGGTTCATTTCAGCTATACTCACGGCGGAACCATGAAATTCTTAGAAGACTTCACCGATTTACGTCAGAGGTATTTAGAACTAGCCCTAGAAATATGTCCCAAACTGCTCCCGGCTCAAATCAAATTTTTTGTATAGAATTTATTTTCAATCGCCGCACAATCTAATTTGGTGTCCATAACTAAGTTCAAAATTACTTGAATGTTATTGGCAATTGGTTTATTGCGATCATTAAGAGAAGTGTTGAGAAGTATAGGCACCCCTGTTTTTGCTTCTACGCTTTTCAATAATTTATACAACAATTGATTTTCATCTCTGCTAACAGTTTGCAATCTTGCTGTGTTATCAACATGCGTTACGGCTGGAATGAGTGCTTGTTTATCGCTTTTGACAACAGGACATTCAAGCATATAAGGTTGTGGGTGGTCGATTTCAAACCAATCTTTCGCAGATTCTAATGTACAGATTGGCGCAAATGGTCGCCAAAATTCTCTATGTTTAACTTTTTCATTGATAACATCTTTCATCTTTGCTGGAGATGGCAAGCAGAATATGCTTCTGTTTCCAAGCGATCTTGGACCAATTTCGCTTCGTCCTTGCGCCCACGCAATAATTTTTCCAGCCATTAGCTTTTCAGTTGTTTTCTCTATCAATTCGTCTTCAGTTAATTCAACTGCGTTCAATGATTTTGAATGAGATTCATTTTGTCCAAGTAAACTATCTCCAAGATAAGGTGTGTGATTTTTACGACCTTGAAAATCGTTCCCAAGAATATTGTGCCAATAATACAAACCAGCCCCGATAGACAATCCACTGTCTGAGCAAGCAGGTGGGATGTATAATTTTTCAATTGCTTTTTCTTGAATTATTCTTGTGTTTGCTTGGCAGTTTAATGCACATCCTCCACTAAGACACATTTTGTCTTGCTCATAAATCGTTCCCAATTTCTTGACAGTTTCAACCATATACAATTCAACTTCATCTTGAATTGTAGCCATTAAATCTTGCGCTGATTTTGATCGTGGGTCGTCAAAAGTCATAGTCATAGACATAGTAGACTTTAGAGTTTCGATTGTCGCTTTTGTTGTTGCCCAAACACCAAGCTCGTCATCATAACCAGATATATCATTTGGAAATAATACATCTCTAACATTTTTTCGCCAATGATCTACCGGCTTGCCATACGAAGATAATCCCATTGCTTTGCCTGCGGCTCCTAATGGATCAAAGCCTAAAAATGGAAAAAGACGACCAAGACAACTGTATGTTATTCCAATATTGTTATAGGCAATGTCATCTTTGTTGTCCCAATTCGTATTTCCAAAATAAGTCAACTTGTTTTTTTCACCCAACCCATAAGCTGTATTTGTCGCAAAATCTCCACGACCATCTATTGCCAACAATGCACTTTGATTAAATGGACTTGTGTAATATGAATAAGCCATATGATTGACGTGATGTGTAACAGCAACAAATGTTCTTTTTCTTCCACGCCATATAGACGACCACATTGAATATGGCTGCGATAAACTCCTTTTGTACTGCATTCCTGTTACAATGTCTTTGAACTCTGATTTAGACCAATCGCCGCCACTCCAAGGATACAATCCACCCATAACTATCGTTTGTATGTCTTCAATATTCCACCCAAGCCGATTCAGAACAATGTCTACTGATTCAGCGATTTCATTATTGAACGACGACCCACAAAAATGCTTTTTGTTATAGTATCTTTCAAGTTCAAAGTGCATAACAATTTCAGCACCATCAAAAGCTGTAACGCTTGAATCATGACCGTTGTGAATCGAAATGTATTTCATAAAAAGACCTTTTTGTTTTTTAGTTTATTGATGTTTTCCCAAACTATTTTAGCATAAGGTTCTGCCCACTTTAACTCACTCGGAACATATGGCGAAGCCTCATATCCTTCAAGAAGATCAAATATTTCTTCACTACATTTTTTACCAAAAGACCACATCTTTGTAGCACTTGCCGGGGAATGATTATAAGCGCTTAAAACATCATCAATCACATGCACATTAAGTTTTTTATCTTGAATTATTTCGTCTAATGTTCGATGATTTTCTAAAAAATCAGAGTGTTGAAAGTTGACTGCATTGTATCCTTTTTTCGTCAAGACGGCATTGTTTGAATATGCCCAACGTATATTGTCTATTGGCTTGCTCGTAATTACGGTATTGTGTCTGAAAAATCCGAACGGCCAAATGATTACATCATCAAACGACTGTAGCTTTTTTTCTATAACTTCAAATATCTGAGGACACGCCCAATCATCATCATCCGTAATGTACAGTAAAAAAGAATCAGATTGATTGAGAACATCTTTTGTCTTTTCGTTGATGATCTTCGCATTGGGAACTTCGCCTAAATTCAACAGCGATACTTCTTTTAGTTTTTTCCTAAAATTGAAGTAATCGACGCCAAAACTCTTGTTCCATTTTTTGATAGAACTTATCAATTCTGGCATCCAGTCTTTCAATAAAGGTCGTGCATTTACATTTGCAGCAATAAAATCATCTATGGTCTTTATTTTATGCCAATCCAAAGATGACCGAATATAAATGAATTTTTCTATTTCCAGCACGGGCATTTCCTTTCACATCAATTGTTTGACGTTTAAGATGACTTCATCATTGAGATGAGCTACGTTTTGTACGATCACGCAGCCATGATCTACTCCTACGTTCATGTGTCGTCGATACAAACCATGAATGACAGACTGTTCACAATTCCGAATAAGCGGACAATATCTTTCGTCAACCTGAGTCCACAGCTTAACGGCAGCACATTCTGAAAAGAAATCTAAACAAAACTTTCGACGACCCATCCAAACGCCAGAGTTCAAATAGCAGAATCGACCTGGAGACGCCGCCCGTTGATGCTGTTTGCATTCTCTGTAATATTGCACAGGCCATTCAGGATAAAAATCAATCTCCGCATTGAATACCAAGTCCAAACCAAGATCAAGAAACCGCTCTAAACAAAGATTGGGATCGCCGAAGAATACAACATCAAAAGAATCCAAACCAATCACATATTCAGCCTCGATTTCTTTCAATAGACCAACCACTAGCTCAAACTTTTTGAGATTGTTCCATTCATTGAGATCGCCGCCAATCTTGTAGTATTTAACGCCGTTGTGCCTCAAAGATTGTTCCACTAGAGAATCAGGAGCATTATTCCAAGTGATAATCGCCAGCCGAGAATCGAGGTTGTATTGTTTGCGTGATAATGTAGGCCAAAGGCGAAGAACATCTCTCCAAATGGCTGGCTTGGCGTGGTCAAATCCTGGGGCATGGATGATCTGTGGGTCGGAATGAGTGACCAAATTCTCAAGCATAGTATCTAACCTTCTTGGTGGCACGCCTGAATGCCTCAAGGTATCTGTATTCATATAAAGAATCTGGTTCTAAGCACGCTTGTTCGCCCCACTCATTCCAAGCGTTAATGAATATGAATTCATCCTCTGATGCTCTGAAAATTTGCTTGCGCAAAGCAACCTCAAATGTTTCTGGTGTCCCGTTTATGTAGACGCACCCACGCAGAGGGCTTCGTGGGGAATTGTCAAATCCCACCATCATTCCTTTGAAGTGTCGATTGTGTATCTTGGTGTCGTTGAGCATCCTTTTCCAAGCAACACTCATTTCACAAAAAGCTATATTTTCTTTCTCGTAAGAAATGGTGTCTGGGCGACGTAGGAAGTTGGGATAAAAGTCAAATGCCGCATCAACGTGTGGAACTATTGGATAACATTCATCACGAGGAAATGGCCCAACAGTCATGATTATGAACATGCCGCCAAAGCCTTCTTCCTTGAGCCTCTTCTTCCAGTAAGCAAACCGCTGTGAATAGTTTGTGATTTGAGATATTCTGTAGATAACGAAAACTGGTTGGTCATCAACCTTGATATAATTAGGATGACGAAAAAATGGCAACAAATACTGCAAGTGTTGCTCCCATTCTTCTTCCTGACCATACATTTGAGGCTGAGTGATCTCTCCATTTCCACCGTTCATCCGTCTGGTCCAGGCTTCATTTGCCCAACTTAAACAAAAAGGCAAATCTGGTTGACCGTCTGCAATAGTCATTTCCAGAGTCTTTTGCATCAGCAACTTGCCATGAAACCAATAATGGTAATAGCAAAAGCCATAAACTCCATACTCTTTTGCGATCTCTGCTTGCTTTTGCCGCACGCTCCGATCTTCAAGACAATAATACCCTATGTCAGAATGAGGATATTTGAGGACGTGGCCAGGGGCTAACACTTTGGCCTTTTCAAGACAAGTCCATTCTGTGAATCCCTTGCCCCACCAAAAATTGTTTTCCTCGAACTCATGAAATTGAGGCAGATACATGCAAATGGGCTTAATCATACTATGATTTAGTTATGTTTCAGAGAAAAGTAAAAATTCATTGCCCCGCTGATTGGAGCCATCACAGACACGGATGGAACTACGTTGTGAACTCATTAAAAGAAAACCTACACAATGATCTCGGTGTGGACTTCTTTACAAATGGCCTATATGCCAAAATGATCTCATCAAATGAATTTTACGAGAAGCCCTGGATAGGCATATTGCATCTTACTCCAAGTGATCCAGGAATGGGACACAACCTTGAAAACAACAAGGCATGGCATCGCAGTTTAGAACAATGTCATGGCTTGTATACCCTATCCAATCACGGTCGTAAATTCTTGGAAAAATACGTCAACTGCAAAGTCGAAAGATTGTACTACCCTGGAACTCCGGGTGGACCTCAATTCGACCCAATGCGTTACGAAGCCAATATGAATAAGAAAGTGTACTTTGTCGGACACTGGCTGAGAAGGTTCGAGCCTTTTTTTGAACTAAAAACAAATCATAAAAAAATAGCTGTTCGCTGTTCCGATACGCATATTCCGTCCAGCATTGACACAATTCAATATCTTCCACCTACCGATTACGACAAGATATTCACAGACAATATTTTGTTTCTCTCTTTGCTTGATTCTTCGACAAACACAACAGTTCTTGAGTGCATCAAAAGCAGCACTCCGATTATTGTCAACAGGCTTCCAGCATTAGAAGAATATCTTGGCCGAGACTATCCTCTGTTTTACCAGGATTTACAAGAGGCTGAAAATGTTATTGATGACCACCACAGAATTATCTCAGGACATGAATATCTACTTAGGATGGACAAGTCCCATCTAAACATAGATCGGTTCTTGAAAGACATTGCCGAATCTTCAATATATAGATCGCTAAAAATAACCAAGTTTTTATAGGATGCTGATGTTTTCAAAAATAGCTGTTGGACTACTCTGCTCCGCATGTCTGCTGGTCGCAGGTGCCGCACCCATACCAAAAGGAATCAAAATGATCGAGAAAAATCAAGATAAAGAAACGACAACGAGTTTGATCGTTTACGCAAGTGACAACACAGTTGAGCAAAACACAATGCCATCTCCAGACTTTGCTGACGCTAACTTATTGGACGTTCTGCGTGGCAAGGAATCTTTTGGATTCGAGGCTTTTGCAATTGTTACAACGGGAGACAAAACATCATTCGTCTACATTGAAAACAATTGCACTGTCTGGGCAACGCCCTTGGAGTTCTTCAAGAACAAAGTAAAAATCAGCGAGCGATAATCCATACAAGGCACATTGGGATATTGGCAAGCGTCAAATCGCTTGCCAATTATAAAATGAACGGCTTCAACAGCAATCTCCAGTTCTTTCTTAGATTCCTGTTCGCTCCCTGAAAATGAACTCCGCATAATGAAATGTTTAGCGGGAAATCATATTCTGGAAAGTAATTAAGTATTGTCTCTGGTTCAATGATGATGTGCTGGTTCTGAAACAGCGAATAGGCAATCACCCCTTGGTCATCACACCACTCAATCCATGCTCGATCCACATCATTCTCACAGGCTTTCTTTATTTTACTGGCTAGATCGAAATGAGGAGGCATACCATAAAGTCCACTGTTTATTGCGTGCGGCTGAGGAACCAAGTGATCGTACCTGCCATACTTTCTAGCTCGACCTCTGAGCATCAGAGTGAAATCTGAATTCAAAAAATCATCAATTTCTTTGAACCTTCTGAATATGATGAGATCGTTGTCAATCACAATTTCGTGAGATTCTGGCCTCATTCGGGCCGGGTACATCTTCCACATTTCTCTCTGAGGAAGATATTCCATGTCTTCTGTGTGATGTTGTTGAAGCAGATCGGCATCTAAATTGCAGAGCTTGTTCTTTTCTATATTGTTAAAGCAAACAACCCGATCTATATCGGGATAGCATTTTTTGAAAAGACGTATCGAATATTGAAGTATATCAAGCCCATCTTGGGAAACATCTCCAACCGTCCATCTGATTAAATTCTTCATTTCATGAGTTCCGTTAGGCTCTCTATGTAATCGTCACACTTCAAAAATGAAGAAGCGTCTTCTCTCGTTATGCGTGTTTCAATAATTCGATCTGTTAATGATTCAATATTGCCCAACCAAGATATTTGAACCAGATGCGATACAATCGACTCCCTGTCGCTGCTGGTTAAAACATTGTAGTCAAGCACAGGTATCTGATGAATGCGAGCCTCTTTCAGCACTTTGTAGTAAGAAATAAGGTGTGCCGAAACTTGCTGCTTTTCGAGCGTGTCGGCATTGCTTTGAGCGTATTCCACGAATGGAATGATTTCTGGATCGAGCGAATTCTTATTGCTTATTAGGGAGAAATAAATGGCGTCATACCATGTTTTGCACGCCGTTCTCCTGTAGGCATTCTTCGAGAGACATGGCATACAGTATTTCAACTCCCGATAAAGTACAAAACACCTAAACACCTTGCAGTGGTTCGGCATGTGGAACGCCGAATAATTCTCCTTGGTGAAGTTAAACTCGCTAAGTCTCCAGGTTTCATTCAATAAAAAATTATACTCTTCCCACGGCCTTATCTTAGCTATGTTCAAAGATGTAGAACTCAACTCACAACCGAACATGGTTGCCACTTTCATGGGGCAAAGATAGTTCGATATTGGATTGAAGTATTCTCTGTAATATTTCAATTCTTGATTGTTTGCAGAGATGTTATCTGCAAGCCAATCTGTTCCTGAGTTGGGCAAGCCAATCAGCATGGTTGGCTTTCTTGTATTAGGCAAGCTAACCATGCTGATTGGCTTTGGTTTATTTTCAATCATGTCCATACTTAGTAGCCACTTTTCATTACGTTTAGCAATTCTACATTGCAGCCAATAGCTGAGGCGTAAGCAATGAAATTGTTCATGATGTCTCGCTGAACAGGTCCAGATATTAACTTCATGGGGTCTGTTTGCCCAATAACAATCCACGCCTCTCGCAGTTGATTGAAGTCGATCCCACCCAGGGTCGATACATCTTTGATTTTCTGCATTAGTTCATGTTGAACTGATTCAAATACAGCCTTGGAATATTTGAACATCTCGCACGTTCTTGCATCTGTCTGAAGGTAGCGATATTTGTCCTTGGCGATTGAGGCAAAAAGATCGACTGCTTCCTTGGTGTCTTCTGGACTTCCTCCAAAGAGAAAGCCTCCTGGTTCGCAGCCAATATGGACGATTCGCTGTCCAGTTAGGGCCTTTAGCCTATCCGTTGTCCCAGGTTCTACTGGAGAGGCAATGATGAATAGACCGGCATGGCAACATCGCATGGCATCCTCGATTAGCACGGTGTCACAACGGAAGTCCTCAATTTTAGGCTTCTTGGTTAGTCCACAGTTTTTGGTCAGGGCGGTTTCGCAAATCATTACATAATTGAACCATGTTGGTTCTTCTTTTTCTGCCGCCCAGATATTGAGGGTGCTGACCTCGTGGTGGTCCTTGAAGAACTGCCACATTCCTTCGCCTGACAGGTTGTCTCCCACGATTAAGATTCTAGCCATTGATGATTTTCTCCGCTTTGCTCATTGCTGAGGCTACAGTTTGGTCGATGTCAAGATATTTGTATTCTCCCAAACGGCCTCCGAATGTTATGTTCTTTATATCTTTTTTGAGATCGAAGTATTTAGAGTACAGTGCCGAATTGATCTCGTCTCTTATTGGGTAGTATGGTTCTGGGTGGTCCTTAAAGGAGATCGGGATGTCATAGGAAACTACGGTTGGTTCAGTTGTGTCAATCAGCGGCTCGTGCTTGGGACCACGCTTATGAAAGTGCTTGTGTTCGATGCTCCGAATGTATGGCACAGACTGGTCAACGTAGTTGAACACAGCGTTCCCCTGAAAGTCGCCTTGGTGGAGTCTGTGTTCAAATCGGAGCGTATTGTATTCAAGCTCCCCATATTCGTAATTGAAGAATTTATCAATTGGTCCTGTATAAACCAAATGGTTGGCAAAGTCTTGCCAGTTGTTCTTCATGTCGAAGAAGTCTACTCCTAACTGAACCTCAATGCCGTCCAGCATGTTCTCTACCATTTTGCCGTACCCATCTTTGGGTATGCCTTGGTATTTTGTAGTGAAGTAGTTCTCTTCATATGTGAAACGAATAGGGAGTCTTTGGATGATTGAGCTTGGGAGTTCTCGTGGCTCTTTCATCCATTGCTTCTTGGTGTATCCATAGATAAACAGTTCATAGAGTTCACGTCCGATTTTGTCTAACGCCCACTCTTCAAAGTTGCGAGGGTTATCACATACGACACGAACAGAGTTCAGTTTCCTTCTTGCTTGTTCTGGTGTGATGACGCCCCACAGTTGGTGCATCGTCATCATGTTAATTGGAAACGAATAGACTCTATCACCAGACAACACCTTGGGCTTGTTGATGAATGGCTCGATCTCCGAGAATTGGCTCAGAAAGTTCCAAATTGCATCGCTTTGCGTATGCAGAATGTGCGCACCGTATTCTCCGACAATGATGCCATTGTCCCACCGCTTATCGAATGCAGCACCAGCAATGTGTGGCAAACGGTCGATGACTAGGCATTTTTTTCCAAGATCAGTAGCCTTGCGAGCGAATGTGGCTCCGAAAAATCCTGCGCCCACAATTAAGAAATCATAGCGGTTATTTGGCATGGTTAGTCACCATCTTGCAGAGTTCTATGAACTCTTTTTGTGAAAGGGATTGTTTCATCATATTGATTTTTTTGAGTGTCCACTGCACGTTGTCTTTTGTGTATCCTTTGGTCGAGTCAATGCGATCCAGAGATGCTGTGGTGCGGGTTCTGGTTGGATTGGATTTTTTTCTTCCACAAAAAATTAGCGTTGCGTTTGTGAGAGCGCAGCGTTGCCCTTGGTCGAGAAAAAGTTGCCAAGCATATTCGACGGTAATTTCAAAGGGAATATTGCGTGCCTTTGCTCCATTTTTCACGTTTGCCCAAAATGTGCCTGTAATCTCACCGTAACCTTTTTTGCAGCAGTTGTTACATTTCGTTGATGTGCCTTGCAACAAGTTGCATGACTTAACTGGTTTTTCTACACCGCATTTGCAACGACATATCCATGTTGAATGAGATTTGGGATTCTTTCGTAATACTTTCCAATTTCCAAACTGTGTGCCAGTGTAATCCCTAACAGTCCAGTTTTTTCGTCTTTCAAAACCGGATAGTTGCATTGCTTTGTATATTGAGGATGCTGACCATCCTGTTTCTTTTGCTATTGTTGGTACGCTTTTTCCGAGTAAGATATATTCTCTTTCAAGGAAAGTTGAGTTAATTTTTACTTTCATGTATTTATATAGAATATGAAAGTCATTCTTCGCAAGATAGTTCTTGCGAAGTGGCAAGATTTCATAGTGATCCTAAATAAGCAGCTAGGAGTGCGTCACAATATCCCTTTTGGGATGACCATCCGTATTTGTAGCAATCTCGGTTGCCTAAAAAGTTTGTAACCCAAAAGTCGATGTCATTTTCCATGCGATAGCCCCACGCTATTGCAGTATTCTTTCTGGCCGCTGCTCCCCATAATCCTGCCCAGCTATCACAGGAAACAACCACATTCGCTCGATACATTGTAAAAGCAATTGCTTCTAATATTGACCATTTGCCACAACGGTTGTCGATGTGAGGTATATATTCATCCTTGACACAGAGATGAATGGGATCATCTGCCGCACCAACCATTATGATTTGATACCCTTTGTTAATCAGTGTTCGTAAGCACCTGTCCCAGACAGGAATGTAATCATCCAGGTGGTCTTTCGGCTTCATTCTCAAGCTGATTGGCTGAAATACAGCGATCTTGTCCCCAGGTGCGTTTGGCGTCAAATCTCTGAGGTCTACCCATTCACGGATGTCGTTGTAGTCTCGACCCATCATTGGATGTTCGATATTTGTGTTGTATTTTTTGCTGAACTTGAATGTCTCTTCGTCGCCGTGTTCGACATCCATAACCACTTCCTTGATGAAATTGGTTCGCCGCCAGATTTCATGTACGATTGGGTTGCTGGGGATATTGATGCCATTGGCAATCAAGAATGGCGTTGTGTGAATAATCGCCTTTTCGTGATTGCTAGTGGCCAAAGCAATGTGCTGGCGACACAGATTTAGGGCCGTGTCGCCAATGGCTCCAGATTCAGCGTAAATATGCAGGTCTGACATAACTCTATTACAGTATGAAAAAGACTGATCTTCAGTGGCTTACTGCCATTATGAATTCCGAACTGGACGCTGGCACGATCAGCGGTCGAGTGATATTGGATCGCTTGCGATTGATTGACGAAGACTCTCGTAAGACGGCTCCGTATCTCGATCACCGATATGCACCCTTTTACTATCATCTCGGCAAGCATGTGGAGCCTCTATCCGTAATGGAAGTAGGCTTTAGCCTTGGCTTGCTGAGTGCCAGCTTCTTAACATCATGTAAGTCAGCTAAGAGATTTTTTGGCTACAAAGAAAACAGTTCTGATTTCACTCCTATCCGAATCGGTAAGGCAAATATCAACCTCAGATTCAAGGGCGAGGCAAAGTTTTACATTGGAAGTGTTTACGATCAGGAATTTATCGACATATTTTCACCAAATCCGTGGGATTTAGTCATACTTAATGATGAGACGGTCTACGACAAACATCTGGAATATCTGGATGCCGTATGGCCCCAAGTCAGCGAACACGGTCTTATAGTTGCCGAATATATCGACCGACACATTCCTGCCAGGGACGCTTTTTTTGCTTTCTGTGAGAGTAAGAACCGAAAGCCAGTGGTGTTTGAGACAAGATACGGGACCGGCTTACTCCAAAAATGAAAGGTGATTTAATGAAAATGAATAAGGATGAGTTGAGAGAATATTTGAACAAGGACATTGAAAGTCTTCGTTCCCTGAATTTCAGTGAGCCGTATATCAAGTCGGTATCTGAAAATACAAGCAAATGGGCAGGCACGGGCTTATTGGGCGGGATTAACGATCCGCATATTGGCCGCAACGTCGCAACCCTTTTGGAAAACCAAAGGTTATTCAACGAGCAGTGGCCGGGAAACGGTGCCTCATTGATCCCAGAAGGAGCAGAAACCGATATTCCAATGGAACATTGGGCCAGCCAGTGGAAGCGTATCAGTATCCCTGTGATGCGACGTGTATTTGGTGAGAATTTTATTGGTCATCATATTGTGTCTGTTCAGGCCATGAAAAGCAGTCAAGAGAATACTTATTTGATCGGCTTTGATGGTCGCACTATGTCTGGAATGACCGAGGCGAATACTCGTCGTCTTTCTGTTTCTTGGGAGCCGCCCATCTGGAAATACTCAGAAGACGGCAGTGTGAAATGGGTTGAGTTTCGTGGTGAAAAATTCATGTCGGGACTGGATGGAGAAGCAGAAGCGACTGCAATGTTCTCTGAGGCCGTTTGTCAAGATTTTAGTCGAGAGATCATTCGAGACTTAGCCTTAAACGCTGGCAAGTTAGCCGTTTACGAATACAAGGACGAGAATCATCTTTTGTCGCTTGTTGAAGGAATGAGTGCTTATATTGCCGCCAAGTGTTATAACCGGGAGGCCACTTGGGTTGTAACGAGTCCTACGATTGTGAAGCTGTTGGGAGAATATATCGAACCGGCTACAGATCAGTGGAACAACATCGTAAATATCAATGCCCAGAGGAATGGCGTCAACAAAGTTGGGGTGTTGAATAAAAAATGGCAACTGTTCGAGGATTCTACAGCACCAGCGGGAAATATACTGTTGGGGCTTAAAGACCATCGAAATCATTATTTTTCAGGATATGTATTTGCCCCGTTTTTGCCAGTTAATCCTACTCCATCTTGGAGAACTGATGAACAAGAGCAAACTGGACAAGTATTGGCCCGCTACGGGAAGCGGCTCACCAATCCTGGCTTTTACGGCACGATCAAGATTGAGAACTTGCCAGAAGCCACTCCCTTAGAGAAACCAGAACCGGAAGAGGCCGAAAGCGAGGAATAATGGGACAAATATATGGAATCAAACATTTGTTGTCTGGAAAGATATACATCGGAAGCACAACTAAGCCAAAGTCAAGGAAAAAACAACATTTTAGTGATTTGAGAAAAAATCGTCATTGCAATAAACATTTGCAGCGAGCTTTTAACAAATACGGGGAAGGTGCATTTCAATGGTTGGTGATAGAAACCACCACTGAAGATTTGGCATTTAGAGAGAAATACTGGATAGATTATTTTTATTCTGATGATGGCATACATGGTTATAACGGAACAAATCAACCATACGCTCCAATGCGTGGCAAGACTTTTTCCGAAAAAACAATTGCGATGTTCAAAGACGGCAGAAGAAAAGGATCAAAGCACCCCAATGCTAAAATAGATGAAAATGTAGTAAAGTCTATTTTTTCATTAAGAGAAAAAGGACTTACTCAAAAAGAGATTGGACTTCAATTGAGCATACACAATTCAAATGTAAGTTTGATATTAAATGGCAAGGCGTGGAATCATGTAAAGGGGGTGAATTGTGGGATTTGAATGTACTTACCATTACCACGAACGAGTTGAGGGCGACTACAACAAGGAGGAAACTAAGTCCTTCAAGAAGAAAGTCGGCGACCCGTTCGATGATGTATCATTGGAAAAGTTGGCTGGCGCTGTCATGGCCCAGCTTGCTCGTCGTGACGTTTGGATTGTCGATGTGGAGGTCTTTGAGTTATCTAAGAAGCCTGTCAGCTTCAAAGAGTCCAAAGGCGGGATCATCTTAAAGAACAAGAAGTTTAACTTCGATGGTGGTGGCGAGGACGCATCCACCGTTATTGTTCAGGATATGGTTCAAGCACCACCGCCAGTTCAATATGTTCAACCTGCCAGCAATGGACAGCATGTGAATATTCAAGGGCAGGCACCGCCAAACCCCTCCAGGGGAGTGCATCCTCACGAACAGGGGCAACCTCGTCGCCCGATAGACTGGATGGTATTTTCGCCGGAGCTTCCGCAGATGGCAGAAGTGAAGCAGAAGAACCTCCGATTCACTCCCGAAAAGAAATATCCAGTATTCGAGAAGCGAGAAGGCGTTGGTGGGGAAGTCTTTGTCATGATCGACGATACCGGACGGGAACAGTTGGTTTCCGACAAGTATTTTGTCCCAGGAAATATTCAGTTGATGGCCGATAGAGAGCTTGGCTTCTCTCAGAACCAACAACAGCGTGATGGTGGGAAGCTATATTGGGGTGGTGCAAACCAAGAACCTGATATGCCAGAAATCAGACGCCGATAAACAAAAACAAAAGCCCGGAGCAATCCGGGCTTTTTCTATTTATCGAACTCCATTATCCTCGTATACTTCAAATATCTCGGAGGGAAATATGGCTACTCAAAAACAAAAAGAAAAGAAGAAGAAGGATCGTGAACGAGTTGCCAAGGCACGGGTCTTGGTACGTCGTGAAGCTCTGCGTAAGGAGCGAAAGGCTGAAAAGGAAGAACAGCGTAAGTTCGAGGAAGCTCAAGAGATTATGCACGGCAAGATGTTGCCGATCATCAATAATCCAGCAGTTGTTGCCCAGCGTGAAGCGGCTCATGCGAGAGCCGTATCAGATAAGCTGAAGCAAAACCTGGAGATATTGGAAGCTCTTGAACGTGAATATGAAGCCGAGCAATTTGCCCGTGCGGAAATGAACGATAAGCTCGAATCTGAAGGGCATAAGACAATGCGTGAGAAGATGGACGCATTGCACCAAAAGGCCCTGGCTATGACAGGCAAGGCAGAAGCATTAGCTCAAGCCGAGGAAGAATATGTTGCACAGCATAGTGGAACGGAATGTGTTGGACACCAAAATATTGAAGAAGAAATTGTTGTAGAGCCGACTATTTCGATTTCTTCGCAAGAAAAATAAAAAACAACTAAAGCTATTGAGTCTCCCGCCGATATAGCTTACAACATCACTCAACGAACGCCGACGACTGTTACTGTGACTTTCCAAGACGTTCAGAATTGTGTCTGTCAATGACACAGCACTATTAAATGACTAAGGAGCTAACTGTGGCGAACACTGAATATGAAGGACTTGATCTATCGGAGATGCAACACGAATACGAGCGAGTCAATACCGAGCCGGGTTCTTTCGGCGGCGATGACTTCCTTGAAAAATTTGTGCGTCTCCCGGAGCGTGACGGATTTACGATTATGCGTATCCTGCCTCGCAAGAAGGGTGGCAAGCATTATTGTGCAACCCGTGTTCACACGCTTTCCAACCCCACCACCAAGAAGAAGAGAACCTATCACTGCCCGAAGGTTCTCGTGCAGACGGATAAAGGCCCTCGTTGGCAGGGCGAATGTATCATCTGTAAGTATTACGGTGATCTCTGGCAGAAGTCTGAGTCCTTGAGCGGTAAGGCTCAACAAGACTTGCAGAATCAGGCACGGGCCATCAAGCCAGTCGAACGGTATTACTACAACGTAATCGTTCGTGCAGAAAAAGACTTCAAGACTGGCGAAAACAAGAAGAACGTCGGACCCAAGATTTACTCTTGCGGCAAGACGGTTCACGCCAAGATTGTTCGTGCTATCGTCGGCGACGAAACCGCAGGCGAAAAGGGCTTGGGCGACATCACTCACCCAATGACTGGTCGGGATTTCCGAGTGGTCAAGAAGGTTGTCAAGGGCGGTGGTGGTGCTGAATATCCTAACTACGATAACTCGAAGTTCGAGGATGTGGCTCCTGCTGGTTCGCCGGATGAATTGTCTACCTGGATTGAAAACCTTAACGATCTTCAGGCGCTTCGGGCCATCAAGTCCGAAGATGAATTGAAGCACGCTCTCCGTGTCCACTTGGGCATGGTCAAAGAGGGTGAATCTCAAGACGATGACCTGAACGAATTCCGCAATGCTGGTCACACGGCTTCATCGCCTTCGACCGCATCGGAATCTGTTCGTGAGGAATTGACTGTTAGCAGCACTCCTGCCGCTTCTGAAGGCAAGAGCGGAGAAGAGATTCTCGCTGACGACGATTTCATGAAAGAACTCGAAGGCATGTAACCTTCTGTTCCACTAGGCCATCCAGGGCCTCAAAACCCTGGATGGCTTTTTTCTTGAGTTTTCAATAAATGTGCCTTTCATTGGCACTCAATACTTAGAGGTTCTAATGGCAAAGAAGAAAGCTGCTGCGGGTGGTGGAGTTGATGATGATTTTTTCGAGTCGCTGGCCGAATCAACGGGCGGTGATGTTTTGGATACCATAGATTCTGTTCGGTATTTTGTTGATACCGGCTCACTCGCTATCAACTATATTTGTTCTGGGCAGTTCATCACGGGAGGTATTCCTGGTGGCAAGCTGACAGAAATCTATGGACCCAACTCGTCCTCGAAGTCTTTGCTAGGTGCGAATATTTTGTTCGGCACACAACGAGCAAAGGGCATTGCGGTTCTAATGGACTGCGAGAACTCTGCGAATAAAGAGTTCATTCAACAAGCCTCTCACTGTAACTTGAAGCGTATTGTGCGTCATACGCCACAGTCGCTTGAGCAAGTATTCACCAAGATGTACAAGGTGATCGAGAAGGCTCGTGAAAAGATTTCGATGGAAATCCCTATCGTTATTGTTTACGACTCAATCGGCGTGTCTCCGTCCGAGCGTGAGTTGAAGGAAGTGGCTTTGCCGGAAGGTTATACTGCTGCTGACTTCAAGCGTATTGTTGGTGGTCACGAACAGCCGGGCGAACGGGCCAAGATTTGCTCCCGTGAATTCCGCAAGCTGAACACCGTGATGGAGAAGAACAACGCTACCGTTGTCATCCTAAACCAGACTCGTGCTAAGATCGGCGGTTATGCCCCTATGGGTCAGCAGGCGTTGACTACGGCTGGTGGTGGCAACGCACTTCCTTTCTATGCTTCCTGTCGTCTTGAAACCAGGACGCAAATGAAGATCGAAAGGAAGATCACAGCGAAGAAGAAAAAGATTCTCGGCATCAACGTGAAGCTGAAGAATGTAAAGAACAAGACTCACCGGCCCTTTGTCGAGTCGGAGAACATTCAGTTGTTGTTCGATAAAGGCATCAACCCACTCAGCGGTCTGCTAAGTTGTTTGCTGGACGCAGAACGCATCGAGATCAAAGGCTCTGGAAACTTTGTGGTGAAAGAGCCTTGGGCCGGTGGGTCTGAAGTCAAGTTCAAGGCCAGCATGGAACGCAATGACCTTCCTGCTGAAATCTTGATGCAATGTCCGGCTTTGATCGACGCAATTTCTGCGGAGCAGATCAAGGATTACCTGGAGCCATTCCAAGAGTCCATCAACTTCCGACCTGAAGACAATACCGACATCGAATTGAGCGGTGTTGGCGATGACGATGATGACGATATTGATGAAGAGTTAGAAGGCTAAAGGCCAATAAGTGCTGACAACGGGCCGGTCTTGAGTCGGTGGTGTCGGCAACTATAAGTAATCACATCATTTGGTCCGCTGGTAGCGTCAAAAGTGCTGACAACGGGCCGGTCTTGAGTCGGTGGTGTCGGCAACTATAAGTAATCACATCATTTGGTCCGCTGGTAGCGTCAAACACTATCAGCGGATAATTTTGCGCCATGTCACCATCTAAGTAAACGGTTAATTTACCTTCATTAGTCGCAGACCAGAGGCCAATTCTGTTTCTGTGGTTATTGTGGATGAATATTTCTTCAACGACATTGTTGGGATTCATAATGACCCATTTTTTGTGGTTGTCTGTTATGGACGAAGAAATAAAAGATAGATTCTTGTAGGGAGCTTCATGCTCAGGCGACATGGATTCCAGCCAATTCATTACGCAGGCATTTTTGTCTCTGGCGACCCAATGGATGTGATTGAAGTGTCCTTGGAATTCTGAGAATTTGCAAATCTCTGGTCGAACAGTCAAAAACCTTACTGTTGTTGGATGCACTTTCACCATGCGTGCGCAGAAGCATAATCCATGATCCCCGAATCCTTCAGGTATTTCTTTTCTTAATTTGAAATACTTCTGAGCATTGGCGTCGTTCAAAATTCGCTTCATGGCAGCATTGCTGGTTATTGACATTTCATATTCGTGTGGCGGGGTGTCATCTGAATGTTTATACCAATGATTGAAACCCAATTTTTCCAATACGAATCTTTCAACTGGTTGAACATCCCAATTGAGTTCTCCTGTGATGTGATATTCTCTGTCGTGATCGAAGTGTGATTCCAGGTTATTCATTAACCCGCCGATGTCATTCATGGTGTCTTCGTCAATACGGTAGTACCACTTGGCCGTGTCAGGCTTGGCGATTGCATCGTAGTAGTGATAGATTCTTTGAGCGACGTGTTTGTACGGTGTGACGGCAATTTCCACATCAACACCGTCTGGCCAACCACCTTCAAATACCGACAAGTCATTGTCGCAAGCAGCCGCCAGAACGAGTTTGATTTTGTGATCGCCTATGTTTCTGAGGCCCCACTTTTTGAAGTCCACAAATCTTTGGGCCATCTGTGCTTCAGCCGGAACAAGTATTTCCAAGTCGTACATTAGTTTACCTTATATTGTCCTGCGCCCAATTTCAAGAATTTGAACCCTTCTTTTTCGAGTTCAGATTTCACACGACGCACATGATTACAGAGTGCGGCGTCGGTCAATTTGTATCGCTTGAATCGCTTCTTCAACTCTTTTAACGATACGGCATTGCGATTTTGGAATTGTTCGTTGACGTACTTCTTTACCTTGTCGGCAATACGCAATATTTCGGCACGAGATCGCCCTTCTGTGGACATCTTTGTTTCGATGACCTCATATTGAACTTTTGGCTTTTTGTAAGCCGGATCGCACAATGCGGGGGCCAGTTCCTCAAGTTCCAATACCGTTCCTTCTTCCAATTTTACTATTGATATTTCGGCATTGAAGGCTTTCGAGAACTCGATGAGTTGAATGAAATTCTTTTCGTGGGTGAAGAACTTGCGTTTGTCCTTCGTTTCGATGAGTAGGCAATTCATAAATTTACTCCTTGTAATGAAATTATATCGCCGACTCAGCGATCCTGGTGTTTGTGTCATATAATTATCGTAGAATTGGGGATAAATCGCATGGACTCACCTAAAGAAAACTTGAATTTGAACTACGTTCGCAGGTTCGGCGTCGAAATAGAGATCAACTCTTTCGATGGTCGAAACCGCCCTATTGGATACGAAGACGGCGTTCTGCCAGAAGGCATCCATTACATAGGCAATCTGGTTCAAAAGCTCTCAGAAGAGAAGGTTCTGATCCATAAGTGGGGCAATGACCACCATAACGATGTGTGGATCGTTAAACCAGATGGAAGTTGCGGCATGGAGGTTTGCACGCCCGTAATGAAGGGGTGGAACGGCGTTGTGCGAACCTGTAGGGTCATCGACGGATTTAGCAAAGACTTGAAGATCGAATCGGATACTCGCTGCTCGTTCCACGTCCATGTTGATGTCTCTGACCTGACTGAACCGCAACTTGCCAGCGTTATATCCTGGTGGATTAAATGTGAGCCAGTATTTCTGGACTCAGTTCCAGCCCGTCGCAAGAAAAATCAATATTGCCAGTTTCTTGGTGAAATGGATATATTTGACGATATTGAAGACGGTTTGATGCCAGCCGAACTTTTGCTCAAGAGGGTAGGTCATTGCAAGTATTACACCATCAATACCTTCCACTATCAGAACAAAAAAAGAAAGACCATTGAGTTTCGCATTATGGACAATGCGTGCTGTTTGGACCCCTGGATGGCTAAAAACTGGATCAGGATGGTTTTGCACTTTGTTGAGCGTGCGGCTGCACGAGGTTTGCCAGCACCATTTGAGATGGGCAATAAGTGGTCGGGTTATTGTTGGCTTGATCCGTTCGATGTGTTTGATTTTTTGGGATTCACTCCAGGGCAATATGAAATCTCCCCAGGGTTGCAGCAAGTGCGATCTTGGTTTGTTTCCAGATTACACTCTCAGTCAAAAAACACGGGATTGCGTGGAGTCATGAGTGATAAAGGTCGCAGAATATCGCACTCGCAGATTGATGAGTTGTACGCTAATTTGGTCCCACAGGAAGCGGCTCTCTCCGAAGAAGAGATATACAGTGAGAACTTTCGTATTTAAGCGAATATATAACGCAGGGTGAATTCCCTGAATAAAGGTTTGCTATGTTCTACAAGGAATCAAAACTCGAAGAGATTATCGAAGGCATGAGGGCCTTGGGTGATATGTTAATTCCCTATAACTTCCCAAAGGCACCGCCGCCGACTGCAATGGAGGATGATTTGGCTATTTTCAAACAACGAGAAGTCATTATCGACGGGTATCCCATCATGCTGCATTACCAAAAGGCTGATTACGATAAACATCTAATGGAAACGCTCCAGATTTACGGCAAGAGCAGCCCATTTTTGCCGTTCAATTTGATCTGCAATTTGGCTAAGAGGTTTTTAGGGTCGTATCATTTGTCATTGGTTGAGATTTTCAAAGACAATAGAAAAATCTACATTTGGTCTGTTTGTGTTGATCGTCGAGGCCGACCCATTCTTGCTCCATTTGACACGGAAACTGAGGAATGTGAATTTGAAGGCTTGGACTATCTGTACATGCAGCCTAGTCAGGTGAACTTTTACTAATGTACAAACTGTTGCTGATAGGTTGTTTCACTTCTTGGAGAAACAACACAAGCTGCGAGTTCTTCAGCGATGAATTCGCAAAACGATTTTCTAAATTGCCGGTGTCGCTTATCAAGCATCACTTCAACGACCCGGCTTTTCCAGAGGCAGACATTGCCTTGATCCACGCCTACGATTCTACCGAGGCAGTTCAACAAGTATCTGAGATCAAGAAAAAGGTCAAGAAGGTTGTGTTGTTTATGGAGGAGCCTAAATATGAATTGGGCTTCGACCATTGCTATTTTTACAACCAGAAATTTATACATGGCAACAAAGGCACCTACATTCGTATTCCTTTGGCAAAAGACCAATATGAAATGGTGCCTAAAGAGCCTGGGTCAATCTTGTTGGATCACGATTGTCAGCTATTTCCAGATCACGGAATTTCTGGTCACGACTGGACAGAGCGGCTGTGGGCTTTTTTTGAAAAAAATAAACAATACAGGCCGGTCTATCAACTAGAGCGTGGCAATGTCAAGCACCCAGATTTCATCAAAAAATTATCCATTCAATCTCACCAAGATTATTTAAGTGCAACTGCTCACATTGAGACTTTTGTTTGCACGCACGCAGGAAAATACAATCACACGGCAGTTGATATGGCAGTGCGAGGTTCTAAAGTTATTGTTCCGATGGTTCCAGGAACATTTCACAATACATTTGTTCCTGAATGTCTTGTTAGAGATTTGAACATGGCTTTGATTCTCAACGAGCAACAGCTTGGTGCGGCATTGAATCTTATCAAGACTGGTTCAAGACGAGATCGGCCTGCCATTGATATGGCAACTGATTTAGATGAGGTTGTCTCGATTATGGATAGAGACTTCAAATCTTGGACTAGAAAAAAGATTGTGCTTCCTTGAAAATTGAATTCTCTTGGCGGGCAGCGTTCTTTGGAGTTTATGTTAAAAGTTTACAATTTGCGAGAGTGATGTGAAAGCACTTCAGGTAGCCGTCAGGTGGTTGGGTGTATTTGTCATGGACATAAAGACCAAGCTCAACTCTGATCTCTTCCAGACGAGTGCTGAAGGCATTGATCCACCAATATACTCGACCATTGTGGACGTAATTGGTGTATTCAAATTCAACCTGTTGACCTTCGTATTTTCCCCAATGCTCCATATTCACAGAATGTTCGTGTCGCACAACGGAGATGTGTGGGGCGTATCGTTGTGGATTGAGTGTAATGTATTTGGGCATCATCGCACGACAAAAAGAGGCGATGCCAGGATCAACCTCTAGGACGAGTTTGAACCCAGCATCGCCTGCGTGACTATATCGAAGCGTTCCGTCACTCTTGTGCAGCAGCATCCCAAAACTCATCGGCCTTCACCAATGCCCTCATTATATTTTTTGCACCAACGGCATTCTTGGAATGTACTGCCCAGGTCAATCGGGGCAGATTGCCATGATACGCTTGTTCCTCGATCCAATTGGCTACGTCCATGCCAGTACCGGCGATGGGTGGTCCAAGGTCATGATCGAGAGAGACAAACGTAACTTGGCCTTGGTTCAGGTAGGCAATCGCTACGTCAGCAGTTTTTGCCCAAACTTCGTCACCCTCGGCCCCAAAAATACTTTGAATTTTGGGGTCACGAGGATCACGTTCATCGTCCAGCCAGAGTTTCATCACTAGACCTCTGATAAGCAGCCGATTCAGCCCCGCTCATTGCGTCACTGATCGCTTTGCCTTTTAGGTGCATGAAGTCTTGTGACCTCACGGTGGGTTGGTAATTCAGGAAGTGTTGAAGTTCCGCTTCCTTGCCAGAGATTCTAGCGAAATCCAATACGTCCGTCGTTAGGACTTCTTGTCCTGCCGCTTGAAGTTTTGGATTTTCCAGTTGCTTGTGCAAGTCTCGGTGCTTCAACAGTTGAGCTACCTGCGACACGTCGAATCGGTACAGTCTGACCAGAAAGGAAGTTGCATCAGAAACATCGTTGGCGTACTTGAGGCGATTGAGTTGGATGCGGACGGCTTTAGGGTCGTCTTGCTTCAACAGCCATGCAAGGACAGCTTTGATGTTCTTGATGTTTCCAATACGATCTACATCGTGCATATCGACTTGAAGACCAGGGAATACTGCGGGCAGCAATCCGGTGGCTTCGTAGTTCCTCAGATAGTTGACCGGGCTGGCCGCTTTCTGAAGACCGCCAGTGAACTCGGCGGCAATACGTTCTGGAGACACACCAGCTAGGTCTTTGAATTCTTTAATGGCCGCTAGGGTGTCTTTATCCAGATGTTGCATGATGTATCCAGGATTGAAGCGTGAGAAGAACCGAACAAGTCGGGGGATTCTCAGCTTGTCTTCTTGGAAGCGATCACGAGCATTTCCTACAGGTCGGTGAACAAGATTTTTGATGTCATGCAGCCCTTGTCCTTCTCCTTCGTGGTTCAGGTTGTAGTCCCTGATTTCCTTCTTGTGAATATCGTAGAACAGAGCGTTGTAGGTCAGGTCACGACGTTGAGCGTCCTTGGCCGGAGTGCTGAAGCTCACGGAGTCAGGACGCCGCCCATCGGTGTATTGACCGTCTTCTCGGAAGGTGGCGATCTCGTATTCTTCTCCGTCAACAACGGCAGAAATAACTCCGAAAGCCTCGCCTTTCGGAAAGGTTTTGATGCCGTGCGAAAGAGCAGCCGGACTCCCCAAGATCGCCATCACTTTTTCTGGCGGTGCTTCAGTGGCAAGGTCTACGTCCTTCGGAGAGAATTTTCCCCCATGATGGTGGGAGTAGAGAAAATCACGGATTACTCCACCCACAGCAAACAACGAGGCTCCCTGACGAGCAAAAAGCTCGCTGAGGGTATACACCGCTGCGGGGAGCGGAATATCTGCCTTCATGCTGTGAAATTTTTCTTCCACGGTTTCTAAAAACCCCCTAAATTTAAGCTGTGCGACCATGATTTTCCCCAGATTGTACCATATTTTGGCGTTGTTGTAAAGCGTTCGATATTCCTTTCGTCATGGGAATATATACCTTCGTAGCGTCGGTCTATTCGACGCAAATAACCTTTCAAACGAGGGTCCACACATGACAAACATGACAAAGAATAAAATTCAGTCGCTTATTGTCGAGCATCTTCTCAAGCACGGACAGATCGAACTTGTACTCCCAGACGGAGTAACACTCGAAATCGGACTCACCCAAGAAGACCAAGAGGGTAAACTAACAATTCATGACGATTATTGTTGGGTCATTGCATCTCAAGGTGGCCGAGCCACGAGTATTGACTCATACAATATGGGCCTTCGTTTTGCAGACAAAGAAAATATCTTGGTGTTTGAAGATAAATTCGTGGACCAAGATGGAGAGAAAGTTCGCCGCTTAGATGTAGTTTAATATAATCAAAAAATATTTCATCTTAGACGCAATAAAGGTTGCCCATCGTATTCACATGCGTTATACTGCCGTTGCAGGATAAATGAAGTTCCATAGTTCCTTCAGCCATTTGAGTTGAGGTAATGGGAATATGGAACTCAACCCATAGGTTGAAGCCTGTGGGAATCCAATAGCATCGGGAGAGCGTAAGAGATACGCCTTTGGGTTTTATTTCGCTCGATGATATAATGGCAAGGCGGTTGATATTTGCCTTTACGGTCTGTAATACGAAGGCCAACAGCCTTGAACTATCCAAGAAGTGTGTCCAGTTTGCGACTAAGAGTTCTTCCAGTTTGTCTTCTCTGAAGGTGTTCTTCAGCACACTTACCAATTCCATGTTTGGAGTTTCCCGTGAAAAAGCCAGATGTTTACTTAAAAGAGTATTGCCAGCGTCTTTCGGATGATAACCTCAAGTTTATGACTGGAAGGTTGAATCAAAAATTGGGTGGCGATGTGGCAGAAATTCTTGATTTCCTCAGCAACGTGCGTGAGATTGATCGTTGGCTCGCTTCGGCATGTACCAGTAATGATCTTTTTGACATGATCGACCTTATACATTCATCAGTGGTGAAAGAATATGACCGTCGTTGCAGCAGCAATGCAGCCTGAGCCTATCGCCAAGTGCTGCCAGTCTCCTCCAAAAAAATCCCGATTCTGGTTAGGATTCCTTTTCGGACTTCCTGTGTATCCATTGGCTATGCCGTGGCTACTACTTGGTCTTCCGGCTAGATACTCTGAAGCGTATCTTTGGCTGTATGTGGAATATATCAGATGCGTGATGCACACTTTGGGTGTCTCATGAAAAAGGCATTTTTGGCAATTGACATATTGCTGATGTCAGCAATATCCGTATTTGCCGTCGATATTCCCAAAGATTGCCGTGTGGCAAATATTCCACCAGGATATTGCTGCTGGGCAAGCCTCGAAACTTTGGGCAAGGTCCACAAAATATCCAGCCTGGATGGTTTGCTGGAATCCAGGACCAAAGAAAACGATACGATTGTCGTTTATCCTGGTGGTTTGCATCATGTTGAGCCAAAAAATTATGGATACGACCATGCCATAAGTTCTAAACTCACCGATCTCAAGGTGAAGTTTTGGATGAATTTCACTGGCAGTTTCGACCGATCTCTGTTAAAGTATGCTAACTCGCATGGATGCTTGGTGGGGTTGAAGGCAGGTGCCAGGGGCAAACTCGGCCACGGCATTGTCTTGACCCATTACGATGACAAGATTATTCGGTTCTATGACTCCAACCAGTCGAACGACACTTGGGAAGGATCGAGAGAGTGGTTCGATTTTTGGTGGAGTGGTATGACCGTAGTGGTTGAAAAATGAAGTTTCACACAAAAAAGACTGCCTATTTTGAGGCTCGTATATACATTGGCTCTCGTGTCAAGTATGACGGGCCTCAATTTTCGTTTTCCGAGCTTAGAGAAGCCATTGGATATTTCCAAACAAACAACGGGATTGAATCCAATCCAGTTCGCATAACTCCAACTACGTTTGTTTGGGAGAAGTACGAAGAAGAAGGATGGGAGATCGCAGTGATTGACTATCCACGAGTAAGCAAGCCTCATGAAGTTTTGCGAAAATTCGCATACAACTTGGCGGTGCATTTGCTCGAACGGTTCGAGCAGAACCGAATGTCTATTGTTTTTCCTGATGAAATAGTTATGCTGGAGGCCGATGACGCAGAAGAAAACAAATACAAAAGCAACGAGTAAACGTAAGGAGAAAAAGGTGCCGCCAGTAATCAAAGCTGAGGATCAGCCGGTCATTGTAGCTACTGCTGATTATCCCTACGCCAAATGGAAATTCGAGAAATTCAATCCGGTGCAAAGCCGGATCATGGATTTTTATGACAAGGATGTGAATGGTCTGATTGCCGCTATGACATCAGCAGGCAAGACCGTCGTTGCTGAAATGTTTCTTGCGCAAGAGATTCGCAAACGTGGCGGCAAAGGCATGTTCCTTGCCCCGTTGCGTGCATTGGCCCGTGAAAAGATTACTGATTGGAAAGATGAAAAATATCACTTTGCCGATCAGAAGATTTCCATCTGCACTGGCGACTATAGATTGACCAAAGAGCGATCCAAAGAGTTGAATGATGCCAATCTCATCATTATGACTTCGGAAATGCTCAATCACCGTAGTCGCAATCACAAAGCAGAACAAAACAACTGGTTACTTGATGTTGGCACGTTGATTATTGATGAAAGTCACTTGCTGACTGTTGCTGGTCGTGGCGACCATTTGGAAGTCGGTTTGATGAAGTTCACCGAGATCAATCCCAAGGCTCGTCTTGTATTGCTTTCGGCGACGATGCCAAACGTCGAAGAGATTGCAGACTGGATCAGTTATTCTTTGACCAAGCGTGAAACCTTCATGCTCAGGTCCAAGTACCGTCCAGTTCCGCTCACGGTTCACTATGAGTCGTACTACGACACTGGCAAATACGATCAAGTTGAAGAAGAGAAAGTCAATAAGGCACTCGAAATTATTGAGTGGTATCCTGACGACAAATTCCTGGTCTTTGCTCATACAAAGCGCACGGGCGAATTGATGAAGCAAAGCCTGCGATCTATTGGCGTAGAAGCACAGTTCCACAACGCTGACTTGCAGGCCGACGAGCGAGCCAAAGTGGAAGACCGATTCCGCAACGATCCTAAGCTGCGTGTCATTGTTGCCACGTCCACTTTGGCATGGGGGTTAAATCTTCCTGCTCGACGTGTTATTATTCTTGGCGTCAATCGTGGCATTAGTGAAGTGGAGTCATACGATATTCTTCAGATGATTGGCCGATCTGGTCGCCTGGGCATTGACCCGATGGGCGATGCTTATATTCTCGTGCCAGAAAGCGAAGAGGCAAAATATCGTCAAAAATTCAGCAAGCCAAATCGCATTGAGTCGCAGCTTTTAGAGAAAGTGGGCGACAAATACAAGGTGCTGGCCTTCCACCTTGTCAGTGAAATTCACCACGGCACAGTCTCTACCACAGACGACGTTCATGCTTGGTATAAGCGGTCGTTGGCATATTTCCAAAACAAGTCTCTGGATGAGACGGTTGTAGATCAGACTTTGAATTTGCTGAAGAAATGTAGTGCCGTGTGGGAAGAAAAAGGCGAAGAAGACGGAGAAGACAAGTGGACGTGCCGACCCATTGGTAAAGTCTCCAGCATGTTTTACTTCAGTCCGTTTGATGTTTCGGACTTGTACTTTAACTTCAAGAATCTCTTCGAGGACAAAAAAGAAGACAACGATTATTTCATCGCTACTGCCTTGGGCAATATTGATGGACAAAGGATGAATATCGTGTCTCGCATCGAGAAAGAAGAGATGAGTATGTTCGCTACGAAGGTGCGAGCATTGATGCCAGGGAAGTTCTTCAACGATGCTTCTTTGAAAGCGAGCTTCTGTTACTTCAATCTGTTGAATGGAGTCAACGCTCAAGCCTGTGCTGCAACACAGAGGAACCTTCAGTTCGATTTTAATCGACTGTCTCAAGTGCTTCAAGCTCTTGATTCGTTTGGCGGCAATTGGCAACGTGATGGCTTCTTCAAGATGCTAGAAGGCCGTATCGTCAATGGTGTGCCAGGGCATTTAGTTGATTTGTGTCGGTTGGCAAATATTGGAAAAACACGGGCTACAAAACTTTACAATGCAGGCTACAAGACCGTTGAATCTATTGCTGATATGGACTTCAATAAATTCAAAGAGATTGTCAACATGAAAGCTGATGCAGCCAAAGAGATTATGGACTCTGCCAAGAAGTTCGCTCTGCTTTAACGGCGAGCTTTGGCAATTCTCTGCAAGAGCTTTTGCTTGCTGAGGTAGGTTTTCTGGCTCCCTGTTATCACTGATCGTTGCTTGAATGCAGCGAACGAAGTTGATCCACTGCACGCTCCTAACAGGGAGCCAGTGCTGCTTACTAAGCAGCACGAGCAGCACATCACCGATGGCGGCGTGATTGATACGCCGACTCCTCCACAGTCTGCGACTGATACGCTAGTTCCTCCACCATTGATGGAGCAACTAAAACTTCCGCTACAGGCGCTTCCACATCCAGATAGCGATACCGTTCCTGCCCCAATTGCAGTAAACGAAAATCCCGATCCATAAAGGCAGCAGCCTGATGTGGACAACGTGATCGTTATTGTGGTGCATGGTATAGAACAGGAGGCCATGTCCATCACTGGTGTATCTTGTGCGAACACATATCCGTCCTCGGTGGTGCCACCATTGAACATATATGCCGGATATTCAAAGTCAGGAAATTCTACATCTAAGCTAGGCGCACGAAACGCTGGTGGAGTAACTA